GGCCTGATCATACCCGACTGACTCGGGTGACTCGGCTACTGCCGGGGCGTAGAGCTGTTCCAGGGCCGGTCACCCTCGCCCGTGTTCCGCCAGCCACTCATCGCCTGGCGGCTGACACCGCGCCCCTTGGAGCCGGGGATCTCGGTGTCGCCGTTGGCCAGGCGCTTGGCCATCTCCGTCTCGCGCTCGGTGCGCCGCTGGCGTCCGTACGCGGCCTCCTCGGCGGCGGTGCGGCAGTTCTTCATCCCGCGCAGCGCGTAGTAGACCGCGCTGATCCGGTAGCCCTGCTTGGCCTTCACCCGCGTGATCGGGGTGACCCCGTGGACCAGCCGGTAACCCTCGAAGTACGTCACCGTGGAGTCCGAGCAGGGCAGCGTCACGCCGTACTCGGGGATGTGGAGGTGACCGCCTCGGGTGCCGCGCCGGACCACCGGCATGGCCGACCACACCGGGAAGTTGAACCCGTCGCGGTGGTAGGGGAGCTGGGCGGTGTCGTTGACGACGCCGGACGTCCACAGCTGGGCCTCACCGAGCCGCCAGTCCGGCAGCACGTTGGCGTTAGCTAACTCCCGCTGACCGCGTTCTACCAGCTCAGGGTCAATGGCGCCGAGCCCGTCGGCAAACTGTTCGGCGTAGCTTTCCAGCACCGCCTCGATCTCGGGCTGATCGCGCCCGAGCGTGCTGATCGTGCAGGCCTCCCGCCAGATCACCGGGCGGCGCGGGGCGTACCCGAACGTCCGCGACCGCGACCGGTAGTTGTTGGCCCGCTGGACGGCGGCGCTGGTGTCGATCTGGAGCACCGCTCGGCGCAGCGGCGCGGCGTCGGCCAGCGGCAGGTACCCAAGCACGGGCGCGCCGGTCTCGGCGTCGTGGATGACGGTGCCCGGCTTGATGTCCGACGGGGCGCGGTCGGGCACCGTGTCCCCGACCATGGTCGACGCCTCCTCAGCGGTCGCCAGGCGGGGCAGCTCGATGCGCGTCAGCGTGGTCACTCGGTGAACCCGTCAGGGTCGGCGGCGTCCAGGAACTCGTCGGCCTGGGCGTCCAGCTCGGCGGGCGTCGGCTCGATGCCCGGCGCGGTCTCACCGCTCCACTCGGCCAGCAGCTCCAGCAGCGCCTCGCTGTTGGTCTTGAGACCGCGCTCCGTGCGAAAGGCCTCCAGCTTCTCCTGGGACCAGACGAACGCCGGGATCGGCATGGTCAGCACGATCATCCGGTTGTTCGCGTTCTCGGCGTACTCGTCGCGCCGCTGGGTCATGTCCTTGGCGTCGATCAGGCCGTCCTCGCGCTTGCCCTTGGGGCTCGGCTCGGGCTCGTCCTGGGGGCTGACCGGCGGCAGATCCTGTTCCTCCAGCAGAGCGGTCAGATCCTCCACGTCCGCCTCGGTGAAGCCCAGGCCCTCGATGTCCGCGCCGAACCCGGTGACCAGCTCGGCCAGCTCGATCTCATCGAACCCGCCCAGCTGGCCGGTCTGGTTGTCCGCGACCACGATGCGCTCGGCCATGTCGTCATCGACGTCCACCCAGTGGACCAGGATCTTCTGCCAGGCGGGGTCGTCGGGCTCGGCCTCGGCCAGCTCGCGGAACGCCATCAGGGTGTGGTTACCGGCCAGGATCTCCAGCGGTCGGCCCGTGTGCGTCCCGATGTTGCCGGTGATCGGCTTGAACTGGGTATGGCGACGGAGGCTGGCCATGATGGCGGGGATGTCGCCGCGCCTCGGGTTCCGGTGGAAGGTGTGGAGCTGAGCCGGGGCGATGGCCGTGGTCTTGCCGACGGCTGGAGTCTGAGTCGAAGCCATGGGCGCAGGATACCAGCAGGGTTGACTTACCCGACTCACTCGGGTAACTTGGTGCTCGGAGCCGGGAACGGGGGCGGTACCAGGGGTGGACGTTTATTCGTGGCTCTACCTGCAAAAACTAGTCAAAATTCGTCCTTGTGGTTCGCTTGACATACCCGACTGACTCGGGTAACTTAGTTGATGTGAGGCGGGGCCGACCCGCCGACAACAACCCAAGGAGAGACACCATGGCCACCATCACCTTCACCGCCCAGATCCCCGGCACCGAGAACGCCCCCGTCACCCGCACCTCAGGCACCATGCCCTACGTGGCCACGGTCGAGGGTGTCACCTGGCACAAGACGTTCGCCGCCGCCTACGCCGCCGCCAAGGGACGCCAGCACGCCCCCGGTGCCAAGGTCTACCCGGTGGTCCCGACCGCCATCAACGGCAAGATCGACGGCACCGAGTTCACGGAAGGCTGGGGTGACATCCCCGCCGAGGCGTTCACCGAGCTGGTCGCGGCCAAGCTGGCCCCGAAGGCCAAGAAGGCCAAGGCCACCGCCCAGATCGAACTGCCGACCGAGGTGGAGCCCGCCGCCGAGCCCGAGGCCGAGATCGTCACCGAGCCCGAGGCCCCCGAGGCCGACGTCCAGGCCGAGGCCGAGACCGAGGGCACCGTGGTCGAGCCCGCCCCGGTGGCCGACGACGCCGACGCCAAGAAGGCCGCTCGCCGCGCCCGCCGGGCCGAGCGTCGGCTGGCCAAGCGCGCCGCTGAGTCCCCCGAGGACAAGGCCGCGCGTCTCCAGGCCCGCCGTGAGCGCCGTGCCGCCCGCAAGGCCGCTGCGGCTGAGTGAGCCCGAGCGCCCCGGCCAGGTGAATAGCCTGGTCGGGGCGCTTGACATACCCGACTCACTCGGGTAACTTAGTTCGTGTGAGGCGGGGCCGACCCGCCGAGACCAGAGGAGAGACACCATGACCGTGACCAACGGCCTGCCGACCGCCCCGCACATCAGCCGCGCCCTCAAGCGCGACTTCGGAATCATCACTCAGCCGTTCCCGAAGCCCGGCTACTGCGCCCGGCGCGGCAACGGTCGGACAGTCCCGGCGCAGGTGTGGGTCAGCGTGAGCGACCTGGACAGCGCCAACGTCCGCAAGGCGGGCCAGCTGGCCGAGGCCATGACCGCCGCCGGGTACGAGGTCGACCACCGCGCCGACTCGTCCATCGTCTACGTCAAGTCCATCCCTGCCGCCGCCGACGCCAAGGCCGCGCTCGCGGCTGCCGGTTACTGAGGAGACCCGCCATGATCACCGAGACCGACATCCAGCAGCCCAACCTGGGCGAGGTGTTCGCTGACGCGCTCACCTGGTCCGAGTGGTGGGCCGAGTTCCAGTCCAACGCGTGCTGCCCGAACAGCTCGGTCGCCGCCGCCCGCCTGTGCGGGTGCGGCGGCTCGGGTGAGCTGCCCTCGGGCGTCAGCCGCCTCCTGACGGGAGACCCCGAGTGAAGTGGACCAGGCCCGAGCCGGGCGAATACACCGCCGGGCCGTACAAGATCACCAGGTGGATGAGCGCCAAGGGCTCGGGCACCCCGTGGTTCGTGGACGGGCCGGGCGTGCAGATCGGCTGGCACGCCACCAAGGACGACGCCCAGGCCGAGGCCGAGGACGCCGCGCTGAACCGGATCACCGAGGAGACCAAGTACACCGTCGAGCCCGTGGTGGGCGACTGGGCCTACCTGGGCGAATACCTCCAGGTCACCGCCGTGTTCAACGCCGGGACCGGCCCAGCGACCTACTCGCTGAGGACGGCGCGTGGCAAGCGGAAGTGCCTGCGCCGCTACGAGTTCCCGCTGGTGATCCGGTGATCGCCCTGGTGGTGCTGGCCCTGGTCGGCTGCTTTCTGGTGGCGGGCGCGCCCGACCGCTCCGCGTGGAGCTACATCGGGGCCGTGATGGCCCTGGGCGGGTTCCTGGCCATCCCCGTGTTCATCGGGCTCGGCATCATTTCCGTCTAAATTGCCTGCTAGCAGAGCTTGACATACCCGACTGACTCGGGTAACTTAGTTCTTGTCAGGCGGGGCCGTCCCGCCGATACCGACCCAGAGGAGACCACCATGGCCCACGAACTCGACACCACAAACGGCGTGACCAGCTTCGCCGACTCCGAGGCCCGCGCCGACGGCACCGTGAGTGCCTGGCACCGGCTCGGCCAGGCCGTCGGCCACACCATGACCGCCGACGAGGCCCTGGACGCCGCCCACATGCGCGGCTGGGACGTCCGCAAGGAGGCCCTGGTGGCCCAGGTCGGTGACCTGATGCTCCCGGTGCCCGACCGGTTCGCGGTTGTCCGCACGAACCCCGTCACCGCCGCGCCTGAGGCGCTGGGCGTGGTCGGTGACCGGTGGACCCCGTTCCAGAACGAGGAGACCACCGAGCTGCTGAGCGAGATCACCGACGAGGGCGGCGCGCACATCGAGACCATCGGCGCGCTGCGCGGTGGCCGGGACACGTTCGTCACGATGAAGATGCCGAGCCACATGGAGTTCCGCAGCCCGGTCACGGGTGAGCTGGACACCACCGACCTGTACATCTCCATCCTGAACAACCACTCGGGCGAGGCCAGCCTGCGGGCGCTGATCAGCCCGGTGCGGATCGTGTGCGCCAACACTCAGCGGATGGCCGAGGGCTCGGCGCGGTCCCAGGTGGCGCTGCGCCACACGGGCAGCCCGAAGGCCCGGCTGGCCGAGGTCCGCCAGCTGCTGGGCCTGACGTTCGCCTACCGCGACACGTTCGTTGAGCAGTGCGAGAAGCTGATCGCTCGGGAGATGTCCGACGCCGAGGTGATCGAGCGCCTGGAGTTCGTCTGGGGCGTCGAGTCGGCCACCACCGAGAAGCAGGCCGAGGCCCGCAAGGCCAAGGCCCTGGAGGTCTACGAGGTCTACGCCAGCGACGTCACGGTGGCCGCGTTCAAGGGCACCGCGTTCGGGGCCTACAACGCCGGGACGCGCTACCTCGACCACGTGGCCCCGGTCAACCTGAGCGCCGACGCCACCGACGAGGAGCGGGCCATCCGCCGCGCTCAGCGGACGCTGATGAGCGATAGCCTGGGCCAGCTCAAGGGCCAGCTGTTCACCGCTCTGCTGCCCGCCTAGCGGGTAGGCCGGTCCGCCCCGAGTGATCGGGGCGGGCTCGGTGAGCGCCGGGAGGTAAAGGCCGATCTGGGCTCTGCAAGACACCCTGGGTCGAGAAGCTGCCGCCCGGCGCTCTCCAAGCCAAATTTGCCGGTCAAGCGTGTTGACAAGCCCGACTGACTCGGGTAACTTAGTTCGTGTGAGGCGGGGCCGTCCCGCCGACAGAGAGGCCAAAATGACCACCACCATCGGACACATGACCAAGGGCGTCGAGCTTGACCTGTTCGCGGCCACCGACGCCAACGTGCTCGACGGCATGATCCGCGCTCAGGGCGCGCTCGGCCAGATCACCTGGACCAAGATCAGCGAGACCGTGGCCTTCGGACAGTTCACCGAGATCGTGTCCGCCCACAACGACGCCACCGAGCGCGTCGAGACCCGCGAGGAGACCCGCCGGGTGGTCGTGCTCGACGTCGACAACGCTGACGTGAAGACCGCCGTGGAGGCGGCGTTCTGGGTCAACGTCTAACCAGACCGGCCCGCCGGGTTCAGCCCCGAGCCCGGCGGGCCACCTACCGCTACCAGATACCCCGCCAGCACCTACCCAGAGAGACCAGACCATGAAGACCCTGATCACCGCCGCCGCCTGCGCGGCCACTGTCGCCGCCCTGGTGACGCCTACCGCGCTCGCTGCGGCCAAGACCGACGTCGTGTTCATCGGCGGCACCGGTACCGGCATGAAGCTCACCGAGGTGTTCGGTACGGGCGGCAGCCCGACCGGGCTCACGGACCCGTTCGTCACCGACCGCGACCAGCTGGAGGTGCCGATCTACGACGGCGCGCCCTGGGCGAACCCTCAGGCGTCGGTGCCTCAGGTCGCCGCCGTGGTGGCCCAGACCGACGACCCCACCGTGGTGATCGGCCTCAGCAAGGGCGCTCAGGTGACCCATGGCGTGGAGGCCCAGGACACCCGCACCGACACGCGCTACGTGGTGATCGGTGACCCCGACTCGGACCACGGCATCAGCCGCGCGTTCGGGCTCAGCCCGGCCCAGACCGTGAAGACCCACGACTGGGAGGAGATCGTGGCTGAGCGTGACGCAGTGGGCGATTTCCCCGACCGCCCGTGGAACCTGCTCGCGACGGCGGAATCGTTGGCCAGCTGGGCCGTGGTCCACCCGCAGTACGGCGTCGGTGACGAGACCGACCCGCTGACCCGGCTGGACGAGGCCGAGGTGACCGTGACCAAGAACCCCAACGGCACCACGTTCACCAAGCGCGTGATCCCGGTGCGGGAGCTGAGCCTGCTCAAGCCGATGCGCGACACCGAGCGCACGCTGACCGGTCACGACCGGCTCACCGACGAGGTGGAACGTCACCTCAAGCCCGTGGTCGACCGTGGCTGGAGCCGCAACGACCCGAAGCCCACCAAGACCGAGGCGAACGACACCGCCAAGGACACCACCACCAAGGAGACCAAGGCCGACCGGGCCGAGGCTCGCGACACCAAGAAGGAGAGCAAGACCGATGACTGACAACTACCCGAGCGAGGGCGAGAGGGCCATCGCCGCCGAGGAGTCCACCGTGGCCGCTCAGCCGCCCAGCGCGGCGTACCTGAGGGCCGAGGCGGCGCGGCTGCTGGAGGCCGCTGGTGAGGCCGAGCGCGCCGAGGCGCGTGCGCTTCTGCTGGCCCGTGAGGCGGCTCGGCCCAAGATGCCCGAGGTCGGCGAAGGCCCGGCCTACGTGGTGTTCCGCCGGTACCAGGCCGGTCGCGAGTACGCCTACGCCGCCGTCGGCTGGCGTGAGGGCCGGTCGGTGCGCTGGGCGGTGACCGGCGCGGAGACCCGCCGGTTCAACTGGCCGGGGCTGCTGGAGTTCATCGGGGAGGCCAACTGGTCGACGCTCTGGACCGTCACCGCCGCCGACCGCCTCGGCCCCGAGCCCGGCGCGGAGCCGCCCACCGCCGAGGTGATGGGCCGGTTCGGGCGCGTGGAGCGGTCTGAGACCGTCGGCGCGGTGGACCACGGTGACCCGTTCTCGGGGATGCTCATCGTCGGCCTGGGCGGCGGCGGTGGCGTGCCGGGCGGCGGTGGCCGAGGTGGCCGAGGTGGTTCCGGCCCGTTCGCCAGCGGTGGCTACGTCCACCCTGAGTCCGAGCCGAACCGCTGGTGAGCGCCGCCGAGACCGAGGCCGAGGGGCCGAAGTACCCCGAGGTCGAGGTAGAGCTGCTGGGCCAGGACGGCAACGGGTTCGGCATCGTGGCCAAGGTCCAGCGCGCTCTGCGCCAGGCCGGGGTGCCCAACGAGACCGTGCGCGAGTACGTCAACGAGGCCACCGACGGCGACTACGACAACCTGCTGGCCGTGACCGGCCAGTGGATCACCATCCGCTGATATGACCGAGGGCGGGCCGGGGTCACCTGGCCCGCCCTCACTGATTGGAGACCACCATGGACCCGAACGCCACACTGTCCGAGCTTCGCGCCCTGTGCGCCCGCGTGAGCGCCGATCAGCGCCTCAGCCAGGCCGACGTAGAGCGCGGAGCCGAGCTGTTCACGGCGCTCGATGAGTGGCTGTGCCGGGACGGCTTCTTGCCGACCGACTGGAGCTACCTGGACGCCGACGGCGCGGTGAACCCGCCACGATGAGCCGTGAGCTTCTGCTGCCGCTGGAGCTGACCCGACCGCCGCGCTGCCCCGGCTCGGGTGAGTGGCCCCACCGGAACTACAAGGGCCGGGCCGAGTGCCAGATATGCGGGAAGCGGTTCGCGCCCAAGCTGGACGGGCGCGTCCGTCGGCACCCCGCTCAGATCAAGTATTTGCCGGTCAGGGTTGTTGACATACCCGACTGACTCGGGTAACTTGATTCAAGTCAGCGCGGGACCGCCCCGCCAGACAGAGAGGAGACCTCACATGGTCACCATCGAGATCACCACCACCAGCACCACCGAGTACGACGGTGATTTCGAGTGGATCATCACCGACCTCCTGAACGGTCAGTTCCGCGTGGAGGTCGCGCACCACGGAGTGTGGTTCGCCAAGGGCATCGCCCCGAGCTACACGCGGGCGCAGTACACCGCTGGCCTGTTCATCGGGCAGCACATGCGCGCCGAGGCCATGGCGGCGGCGCTATGACCGTCACGCCACCTCAGCCCGGCTCGGGCAAGTCACGCCGATGCAACGGCCACAAAGACACGCGCCTCCTGCTGGAGGCCGTGGAGGCCGCTGGCGGTGAGTGCGTACCCCACGGGCGCACGCGCCCTGGCCACTGGAAGGTCTACCTCGACGGGAAGATGATCGGAGGAATCAGCGGCACCCCGTCAGACCACCGCACCCGCAAGAACGACATCGCCCGGCTCCGCAGGAACGGGCTCAACATCACCTCGAAGGGAACCTACGATGGGGCTGCTCCCCAAGATCGACCTTGACATCGCGCACACGGTGGGCGAGTTCCTGGGCCTGCTCAAGGACATGAACCAGAAGCTCGACACGTTGATCGACCTCCAGCGCCAGGCGGTGGCCGAGCCCGTGTGCGGTGCGTGCGACCAGATCGGGCGGCTCCACTGCCCCGAGCACGGCCAGCCGGGGTTCATCGACCAGCGCGACACCGAGTGGCGAGGCCGGTCAGCGCCGCTGCCGTACCCCGACCTCACCGAGGGCGGCACGCGATGAGCTTCTGGGTGGAGGCGCGCCGCGTCCTGTGCTGGTGGTTCGGCATGTGGCTGTTCTGCCGCTTCGCTGAGTACGTGCTGGGCTACCCCGACGACGTGACCGACTGGAGCTGGACCGAGGCGTTCGTGGTCGCGGCGGTGCTGGTGGGCTACGACGCCTGGCGGGCCGGTCGCCCGACCGAGCGGCGTCACTTCGACGTGCGCGAGACGACCATCCCCGTGGTCGGCCTGGACCCTGGCACCGAGGTCAGCGTGAGCGTGGTCGCCTACCGCGAGCACTGGTTCCGGCCTGACTCGGTGACTGAGCCGCTGGCGAAGGCGTTCCTCACCGAGCCGCCGGGGCGGATGAAGCTGGCCGTCACGCACGACCTGGTGACCGTCCACGACGAGTTCGGGCGGTTCATCCTGAGCGCCCCGAACCCCGAGCACCGAACCGGCCCGCGCATGAGCGTGGCGCTGCTGATCCAGCAGGTGATGGCGTGACCGCCCGCCGACGCGTCGAGCACGTGTTCCAGCTGTTCGCCGCCGGGGCCAGGGTGATCGAGGATCCGCCGTTGCTCCACTACGTGCTCGGTGACCGGCGCGCGGTGGTGGTCAACCTGCCCGCCCGCCTGGTGTTCCGCGAGGGCGGTCGGCCTCGGTACGCGCACGGCCTCGGCAACACGCACCACGAACTGCGCGACCACCCGATGGCCCCACGTGAGGGGTTCGTCCTGCTCGACTGCGACGACTGGACCGGGGCCTCACCCGAGGGCGAGACCTGGTGGTTCCGCGTCGACCCCAACCATGACCGCCAGCAGACCGAGGAGGCCCGGCGATGACGCTGCCCCGAGCGTGCGGCTACTGCGCCGAACAGCGCGACGTGTTGACCGTGTTCGGTGAGGAGCTGGACCCGACCATGGACCAGATGATCGAAGCCTGGCACGACAACAATCACCCCGGCCCCGGCCCGTTCCTGGCCGATTCCGGCTGGTATCACCCCAACGGCCAGGGCGACGGCGTTCTGCTCAGGGACGTGACGCTGGCCCCGAGTGAGGTTATCTGCGCGGAATGCCACCTGGTCCACCGACCTGGGACGGAGTGCCCCTGATGGCCGACCTAGCGCCGCCGGACGTCCGGCTCGGGTGGAACATCGGCCCCGCCGAACGCGGGCTGAGTGACCTCGGTGACCACAACGCGCAGCCCGCCTGGGGTGCCATCGAGGAGGTGGACATCGGCTACTACGAGGGCCGTCACCGGCTCGATGAGACGTGCGTGCGGGTCCAACTGGCCGGGGCGCGGTGGTGGATGCGCCGTGACGTGATGGCGTGCCGCCAGCAGGGCGCGGGGTTCTGCCACGACGGGCTCGACGGCGGCTACTGCATCGGCGGCACCACCATGGGCCGGTGCCATGGTTGACTTACCCGAGTGAGTCGGGTAACTTAATGGGTGTGAGGCGGGGCCGACCGCCACTGATCCCGAGGAGACCACCGTGTTCAAGTCCGAGGCCAAGCGCCAGATCGCCGCTCTGCTGGCCGACGTCAAGCCCTGGGACAAGCTCACCGAGGCCCAGGAGGCCGAGCTTCACCGCCTCAAGGACATCGCGTTCCCCGGCGGCATCCCGTTGCCCAGGATCATCTGATGGCGGGCCACCGGCACTACTACGCCGACCCGAGCGGCGGGTTCGGCTGGCCCAGCTGCGTGATCTGCGGCGCGCCCGCCAGCATCGAGGAGAACCACGGCGCGCTGAGGGCGTGCTGCCAGACCATGGAGGCCGAGGGCCACGTGTTCACCTGCCAGAGCGTCGACGCCCGCGTGAAGCGCGGCCTGACCCCGTTCCCGACGTCGTGAGGGGCCAGCGGATCGACCCGACGGTGCCGGTCCACCGCCAGCCGACGTTCGTCGCGAGCCCTGGCCGAGCGCCAGGCTGCCGCCATTTCCACGCCTGGTTCTCCTACGCCAACGGCGTCGAGTGCGCCGGGCCGGGCGGGTGCCGTCGGCTGCTGGTGCGCCTGGACGGGCGCTGGCGCTACCGAGGGCGGCACAGGCGGTGACCCCGATCCCCACGCGGGCCGACGTTGCCCGCCTGAATGACGCTGACGCCGCCGTTCGGGGCCTGGCCGGTAGATCGGCCTGGGTTCTGGTGTTCATGCCGCCTCAGGGGCGCTGGCGGCTGGTGTTCGACCCACCGAGCCGAGGTGAGCGATGAAGACCGTCAGCCACGGGATGGACGTGGCCAAGCAGCGCCGGAAGTTCATCCAGCGGATTGTCGATGCGCCCGACGTCGGTGGGCTCGGGCCTAACCCGCACGTCCAGTACCTGGAGTACCTGCTGAGCCTGTTCGATGCCAGCGTGGCGGCGGGCCAGCCGCGCCCGGCCAGTGAATGGTTGCCCTGGTACGAGGAGGAGTTCGATGCCTAACGGGAACGACCGTGGCTCCAGCTATGACCGGCGGGCGCGCCGGGCCTGGCTGCTCAGCGCCAAGGCGGGGTTCGGCGGCGATGGCGTCAAGGTGCCCTGCTGGGAGTGCGGGGCCATGGTCTCGGACAAGACCATCCACGTGGACCGGATCGTCCCAGCTCACCAGGGCGGGCGCTACATCCGGTCCAACATCCGGCCACACTGCCCAACGTGCTCACACCGGGAGGGCCAGCGGACCATGATGGCCCTCGCAGCGGCTGCCAGCCCGTACGGTGACGACGACCTGTGCCGGGCGTGCGGGGTTCACTGGCTGGCCACGCACACCGCCGACTGCGCCAACCTGGCGGCGGGCCTGGTATGACCACCGACCTGATCATCCAGATGATGGGCGGCGCGGGCCTGCTCAGCGGCGTGGCGGCGCTTCTCCACTACGTGAACGCCCGAGGCCGTGGCCGAGCGCGGGCCAGCGCCGAGGCCTACGCCGCGTACCGAGCCTTCGTGGAGGACAGCATGGGCCGTCAGCCGAGCGCCGCTCGATCAGCCGCCGTCGAGCGCGGGAAGCCCGAGGTACTGGAGCCGAACAGCCAGGTGAGGGACTGGTGCCAGGGGTGCGGCAACGTCCCGATCCGGCGGCTGATGGGCTGGACCGAGACCGGCCTGTACCGGTGCCGATCATGCCGAGGTGAGCCACCGACCGGCCTCCAGAACCCGCCTCCCCGACCGCCCTCGGGTGGCGGTGGCGTGGTGGTCAGGCGTCCCGAGCCGCCAGCGTGCGACGGGACGCGCGGCAACCACGGTGACCCGATGATCGTGTGCGCGATGTGCTGTGACGCTGAGCAGGAGGATTGGGGCTCCAGCCGGACGATGACCGGCTGAGATATAGCGCCCGCCCTCCTCAGATCAGAGCGTTTCAAGACCGGTGAGCGCGTCCGCTCGGGTCCAACGGTTCGCCGTCTGGCCTGGCGAGTGATCAAGCTGCCGGGCGCGGAGGGTCGGGCGTGCTCCAGGGTAACCGCTGGCGGTCGTGATGACCAGTCATCACTACCCGCTAAGTCGGGCCTTTCAGCGCTTCTGGTGAGGCCCGCGCCGATGGTTGATCGTGCCGTTGTGCTGGGCGTTCGCGATCCGAGCGGCCTTCTCCTTGGAGTAGCCCTTCCGGCGCAGCGCCTCGTAGGTGTTGTCCTTCTTGACGCTGGGGCCGTGACGCCCGAACGTGAGGTTGCCGCCGCCCCGGCGGCTCAGGTGAGGCCCGCCGTGCCCGCGTCGGGCGACGGTGGCCCGCCCTCGGCGCAGGCTGGCGCGCGTCCCGCGTGATCGGTTGCCCTTGGCCATGGCTCAGTTGTACCCGCTGACCGTGCTGCTTTCACGCGGGCGCGGTACTCGGCCTGGGCCTCGGCGTGGCACATCCGGCAGCTGGTCTTGCCAGTCTTGGGCGCGGTGTAGGTGTTGTAGCGGGTCTTCGGGTGGCCGCACCGGGCGAACGTCGGCCCGAGGTCACCGACCAGGGCGGCGTCGATCATGCGGCCAAGGTGGCCCTTGTACCGGTCACGCTCGGCGGCGGTCTCGGTCAGCTCACGGCTCAGCCGGGCCAGATCCCCCTGGAGCATCCTCAGGGTGTCGGCGAACGCCTCGGACTCGACCATGTAGAACCGGGCCAGGATGGCGGCGGGCTCGGCGGCGACGGCCCTCACCTGGCGCAGTGAGCAGTCCATCTGGTCCGCGATGGCCTCGGCGGTGACCCCGTTCAACCGCAGCCCCGCGATGGCCCAGGCCCGGTCGCCTCGGGCCAGATCGGCGTAGCGGATGGACGTCGACCCGGCCAGCAGCGCGGGGAGCAGCTGGTCGTCCGGTGCCCACCGAGGCGTGTCGTCCGATGGGGCTACGAAGTCGCCATCCTCGGGGAGGCTCACTCGATGACGCCCTCCCGGCGCGCCTGGGCCAGCACGCGCGTCCGCGCGATGTGGTGACGGCTGGCCCCGAGGTGGTCGCCGCGCTGGGTCGCGCCCTGGGCGTGCCACCAGAGATTGCCCGCCAGGTTGGTGACGTTCTTGGCCAGCTGATCACGGTCCTGAGCCGGGGGCGGGGCCACCTGGCCGGTCAGCGCCGCCAGGCCGTCCTCGGCCAGCGCGTCGGCCTTGGTGCGGGCGCGGCGCTTGTCCACGATGGTGACGGGCTCAGCCGGACGCCCCGTGCGGATGTCGATCACGTCACCCATGGTCAGCGGCCTCCCGGTCGGCGCGCTCCTGATGGGCGCGCAGGAGGCAGTCCTGGGCCTCCATCAGCTTCCGCAGCGCGGTGGTCAGCTCAGGCCCGTCGAGCCCGTAGCCCGGCGAGCTGACCTCGGTGGCCGTGTAGCTCACCGAGCGAACCAGCGGCCAGCGAGGATCATCCTCGGGGATGTCGGGTCGGCTGATGTGATCGAGCAGGGACGCAACGCTGGGGTGTCTCGAAGCCATGACCGCCAGGGTAGCGCCTACGTCACCAGACCGGGCGGAACGCCCTCACCGGCATCGTCCTCGTCCCAGCCGTCGGCCCGGCGCAGCCACGGCGGGCGCTGGTCGGCGGCGTCGGTCAGCGGAGGGCCGACCGGCGGGACGCTGGGCGCGTAGGTCTCGCGCAGCTCACGGCTGACGGGATGGTCGGGGTCGGTCCAGGCCGGGTGAATGTCCTCGGCGGGGAAGCGGACGCCGCCGCGCTGGATCTTGATGCCGGTGTCACCCGAGGGCGGCACGCCCAGGGCCTCACGGAGGCTGCCCGGCGCGCGGGTCGGGTCACCGATGCGGGTCACGCTGGCCAGCCCGTCCTCCCGGCGCGCGATCAGTCGGCCCTGACGGCCCATGCCGTTGAACACGTTGCGCCAGTGCTGGAAGCGGGCGCTCCAGGTCCAGGCGTCAGCCGCGCCCCGGCCACGGTGATCGGTGTCGATGTCGCCCTTGCCGATCACGACGTCGAACGCCACGCCCAGGTACTCGCCGTGGTCGGCGTCGAAGCTGGACGACGCCAGCACCTCGAAGGACTCGGGCCTGATCTCCAGCCCGTTCCACTCGGCCCACGCCTCGGCGTGGAGCCTGGCGACGGCCACGTTGTCGCCCGTGGCCCCGACCGGGATGGTGATCCGGTGACGCTCCACCAGGTCGCAGGTGTGCGTCACGCGGGGCTCGTCAGAGATTGGACCATCCGTCGTCGTCAGGCAGGTCGGGGAGGCCAGCTTGTCCAGGTACTCGGGAGGGGCGCTCGGGTGAGTCGGGGGCGGGGCCACCAGGTGATCCCGGCCCTGGCCGCGCTCCGTCAGCAGGCGCTCCATCAGGCTCCCCTGCCACGGAGGCAGCTTGGCCATCAGGGCCTGGATCCGCGAGCCGGGGTACCGGGTCGGGCTCGGGGATGGGGACTTCCTCGACGTCGATGGGTCGTGAGGCATGGGTCAGCTCCTTGAGGGTGTCGGCGTCCTTGGTGGTGATGCTCTCGATGAGGCGCGCGGCCTCGTTGGCGAAGTCCTCGGCGCTGACGGCGGCGAGCACTCGGGTCGGGCTGTCCAGGCCCAGCAGGTTGGCCTCACGGTGGAGGGCTCGGAGGATGACCATGGCGGCGTCCTTGTCGCCCCGCATCATGGCCGGGTAGTTGGCCCGCTGGATGTCGAAGATGACCGCGCGGTGACGGGCCACCACCTGGCTCGGCTGCTCGTTGTTGATGTCCCGCTGGACGATGGCCATGTCCTTCCGGCACGTGGCCACGCTGACGCCGACCTGAGCGGCGATCTGCGCCCAGGTGGCCCCGGCGTTCTTGAGGTACATCACCTTGGTCCGACGGGCCAGCAGCTCCTCGTTGATCAAGCTGCTGAGGTCGTCATCGCTAACGGTCATGGTCAGAGCCTACGCCACGGGGTATCAAGTGTTACCCGACTCACTCGGGTCGGGCGCGGGCTCGGGGTACCAGGCGCTGGTCCCGCAATCCATACAGCCCAGGTACTCGCCCCGGTCAGAGTGAGCGCGCAGCTCCTCCAGCGCCGCCTGAGCCGCGCCGAAGTCGGCGGCGTCGGCCACGATGACGATCCGGCTCCGGTTGCCGGGGTAGAAGCACGCGGTGGCCCTGTCCACCTGGGCGCGCACCACCTGGCTGTTATCAACGTCGATCACGCGGACGGTCACCTCCGCTCTCCTCTCGATGGACTGGACATTGGCGCGGGGCCATCAGCCCGCACAGGCACCCGCCCGGCTCAGGCGGCGTCGGCACCGCCATCAGCCGCTGGATCTGGGCCTCGGTGATCGGCTGAGCCGCCGCCCGGCGCATGGCGTCGGCCTGGGCCGTCTGGTGGTCCCAGAGCGCCACCACGGCCTGAGCCGCCTCGATCAGCGGGGTCACGGTGTCAGCGGCGTTGCGCCAGCTGAGCCGATCAAGCGCCAGGCGCAGCGCCTCGATCTCGGGCTGAGTCGGGGTCGGCACGCTCAGCTCGGGCCAGGTACCCGCGCCCTCGCACTGGAAGCACAGCTCAGGATTCCATCCGTGCGGACAGTCACCGCGCGTGCTCACGGCTGGCCCTCGGTGATGTCCAGGATGTCCAGCGCCGCCTCGGTCTCGGGGTCGAACGGCTCGGGGAACGCCCTCAGCGCGTTGTACTCGATGCGCTCCTCCATGGTCATGGGTCGACCCAGGGCGGGCAGGCCGAGCCGGGCGCGCACCTCGTCGTCGTGCATGTCGTTGAGGTCGGGCACGTCAGACCAGCCGGACCACGGCAGCGCCGTCGTTGAGGGGCGCGACCGTCTGGCGGCTGGCCGGGTTCGCCTTGTTCAGCACGACGGGGCTCTCCACCTCGGTCACGGTGAACAGGCCGTAGTCACCGCCACACCACAGCTCCAGCACCGCGTCCTGGTCGGGCAGCGCCAGCAGCGCCGCCGCCACTTCGGCCACGGTCATCGGCTCGGGGTCTCCGAGGGCCATCAGGCACCTCCTCCTGGGTAGTGGCTCTTGCGGGTCGGTTGGTGGAGCGGGTGGGCCTGGGCGCGCTGCTGACGCCGCTTCGTGACGTCGCGGGCGTCCAACCACTTGATGATGAACTCGCCGTAGGTCAGGCCCTCCTCGGCGCACGCGGTCTTGAAGCGTTTGCGCTGGTCAGGCGTCATTTTGACGGGCAACATCACCTTGGCCGGACCCCTCGGTCGGCCCCGTCTGGAGGGGATAACAGTCGACATAGATATTCACTATAACCCGTCGGGCTAGTCGCCCTGGATCTCGTCAAGCTCCACGTCGTCGTAGTCGACCAGGCCCAGGCTCACCGCCTGATCGAGGTCCATGTACTTGAGCCGGGTTCCGCCGCTCACCTCGGTCACCACGGCCAGGCGCTCCCAGGTCTCGGGGTCCACCGCCTTGAGCCGATCCGAGTTGTACGCCGCCAGCGTCAGCCCGACCTTCCACCCGTCCTTGAACGAGTAGGGCTCGCCATCCCACCCGGCCTCCGCAGCCACCTTGTCCAGCGCGTTGGTAGCGTCACCAAGCTCCTCCCGCAGCTCCTTGAGCACCGCGTATGCCGGATGCTCGTACAGCCCGTGGATCTGCTCGATGTTCATGTACGGCATCGGCACCGGGGGCAGCTTGGGCAGCTCACCGCTGATCGGCGTGCCCTTGGGCGCGGTCACCGCCACCTGACGCCTGATCACACGGGCCTTCTCCCAGACCCCGGCCTCCTTCGCCGCCGCCGCGCTCACCGCCTTCTTGATGGTGGGGCGATTGGTCTGCTCAAACAACACCTTCCGCTGCCCGCCGCCGACCGGCACCACCAGCAGCCCGCCGTCGGCCTCGGTGGCGAAGATCTGCTTGAGGGCGTCGTGGGCGGTCTTGCGCCGCTCCTCGACGGCGCTGATCCGCGCCTTCACATCGGCCAGGGCCTTGACGGCCTCGGCGAACCCGACGGGCTTGCCGAGGTGGTCATCAATCAATCGGCTGAACTCAGCCAGGGTCTCGGAACGCTTGTTGGTGGTCATGGATTAAAGATAACCCCATATGTCCGAGGCGCGCTAGATCACCATGACGCCATCGGAGGCGAGGCCACTGTGACATCCCGCCTGTAGGAGAGGCGGGAGGACCGCTAGGGCGGGGCCGGGGATGTAACCACTCTCAACCACACTGACCCTGGCCCGGTGGGGCCGCTGATCTAGAGCTGACCCTACCGCCCCTGTCAAGGAGATTGTCAAGGGCTTGACAAAACGGGGACCGATCTGGTTAGATGTCGCGCGCACGCGTACATGCGCGCGCACACGCCCGCGCGTGCGCGTACACGCGCGTGAGACTCACCCGACTGACTCGGGCTAGTCTGACGTGATGACCGACAACCTCCCCGCCCGCGCCGAGTTCACCACCGGCACCGCCTCCATCCCGCTGAGCGCCGCGCCGACCGCCGCGCTGGCGTTCGCCCTCGGGTACGCCGCCGCCCGCCCGGTGAGCGTCAATCAGTTCGGCCCGTTCTGCGCGCTGGTCGAGGAGCTGAGCGTGCGATCCACCGACGCCGAGCACACGGGCGAGCAGCGCATCGGTGAGTGGAACGCGAACAGCTCAGCCCTGGGTGAGCTGCTGGCCACCCTCCCGGCCCCGATGGCCCGCCAGATCACGCTGCTGTACCAGGCTCAGCGCGGGCAGCGGTGGGCGGCGACTGGCCGACGTGATGGCCGGGCGCAGCAGTAACCCGCCTGACTCGGGTAACTTGACGGCGGCGAGCCGACTAAGATATAACCTAATAAGTCAGGCGGGACCGGCCCGCTTACACTCCTGACCTGGAGGAACACCACATGAGACCTTCCACCATCCGTGCGTTCGCCGCTGGCGTCGTGACCGGCGCAACCCTGGTTCTGGGCGTGGCCTGGGGTGCAGGCGTTGCCGAGGCCGCGCCGATCCAGGAGGACGACCCCGCCTGGGACTGCCGCGTCAACGGTGATCAGGTGTGCGGGCCGGGCAACTCCAACGGCGTGGCCCCCGGTCTGTACGAGGCCGGTCAGCTGCGCTCACCCTGGCCGACGATCAGTGAGTGCGCCGCGCCGTTCCTCGCGCCCTGGGACACCACCTGCACCGTCCGCTACGTCGACCCCAAGCACGTGAACCTGGGCGGTCGGTGATGGGTGAGTCGAGTTCGTTCGTGGCCGGGCGCGGTGACGCTCAGCAGCCGAGCCACCTTCGGGCCAGCCTGCTCAGCTGCGAGCACATCGGGTCACTGATCCGCTTCCGTGACGAGGATGACGGGCGCGAGACCGTCTCCATCGTGACCGGCGAGCTACGCCAGCTGTCCATCACGGCCAGCCTGGTCACCGTGCTGATCGGCGTCGGGGCCGAGGAGGAGTACAGCCTGGACCCGCTCAGCTTCGTGATCCTGAGACCCGCCGAGCACTACGGCGACGTCGAAGTGTTCCTTGGTCGCGACCCCGACTACGCCCAGCTCGGTAAGCGATGACCCGGCCCGCGCCCAAGGTGGCGCTCCAGGTGGAGATGGACTGGTGGGAGGGCCTGGGCGTTCCCGTCGAGTGGTTCGTCAACGACGCGGGCACCGCCGCCCTCGGGGTGTTCGGCAGGGTCACCGACAACATCCAGATCCTGAGCCTGGACGTCAACGACGACGGGACCGTGGCCACCTCGGCCACCGAGCCCGTCGAGTTCAGCACGGGAGGCCCCGAGGTCTGATGCCCCGCTACCCCACCACCGGCCACCCTGGCCACAACCATCCGCACAACCGAGGAGACACCATGACCGACCAGCCCACCGACCTGGAGCCCGTGGCCGACCGCCGCGCGATCACGTTCCTGAGGTCGACCACGACCACCACGGTCGACATCCAGGCCGACGGCGACACCGACACCGAGGTGAAGCACCTGGCCCGGTTCGCCGTCGAGCCCGGCACCGTGCCCGACATGCAGCGCCGCTACGGCACCTGGGTCTTCCGCCCGAGCTGGATGGAGGCCCTGTACCGCGACGGCTACCTGGAGGAGGTGCGCGTCACCGGCCCGCGCGTGCTCAAGGCGGGCCTGTCCAAGACCGGCGACAGCGGCGACTTCCGCTGGGAGCGAGGCTGGCGGCGCGACGACGCCGGGAAGCGCCCGGTGTTCGACTATGACGCGCTGCCCGGCCCGCTGGCCGAGGCCGTCAAGCTCTACGAGCGCCGCGTGGTCGTGGCGTCCAGCTCACCGACGGCCCCGTTCCTGTGATCGTCAATAGCGCCGCCGAGCTGGAGCAGCTGCCGGACGGCACGATCATCACCTGGCTCCGCATCCCCGGCGACCGCACCAGTGAGGCCGTGGCGTTCGTCCGCGCCGAGTACGAGCCCATGGGGCCGGGCGTGCGCGGTCTCCAGCGGGTCACCTGGATCAGCCCCGGCGGCTGGGATCCGAAGTCGGTCGAGGACGCCGGGGTCAACTTCCCGTGCGTGGCGTTCACCGACCCGAGCCCGTATGCCGAGGCTGAGGCCCAGGTGGACACCTACCCCGTGATCACGGGCGGCACCTGGCCCCGTGAGGCGGCGCTGGCAGCCGCCGCCGAGATCTACCAGGGCACCGGCATGGACGGCCTGATGACCGACACGCTGGCCGATAACGTGACGGCCCTGGCCGACCACTTCGTGACCTGGCTGGCCAACGAGACCGTCATCGACCTGCCCGACCCCAAGGAGACCCGCTGATGCCCGCTGATCCACCCGTCTACCCGACCGTCGCGGGGTTCTGCCCCATGGGGTGCGGGGCCACGCTGACGCTGACCCCTGACGGCGCGGTGACGTGCTCCGACGCCGAGTGCCCCGACCCTCGGGCGGTCAAGAGCATCCTCGCGAACCCGCACACCGACCACCTCGTCCGGCTGGACCGGAACACGGTCAACGTCCAGCACCCGCTGCGCGAGCGCGTTGGCGGGGCCATGTTCGACTGCCCCACCGCCGCCGCCATCATCGAGGCGGGCCGGTCGGCGCTGGAGGACGGGATCTATCTGGTCATCGTCACCGACCCGAAGGCCCATCCGAACGACTGGACCTGGGAGCGCATCGCATGACGACGGCCACCACCGCCAGCCCGCGCGTCCCGAACCGCACCTGGTATGACCCCGTGCTCGACGCCTACATGGCCACCGGGCTGGACGCCCGTGACGCCTGCGCCGAGTTCCTGACGCACACCGAGGTCGGCTCCCAGCTGCTGGCGGCTGACATCGAGACCCCTGGGCTGGAGAACAGCTTCACGATCAACTGCGTCACGTTCGCCTGGCGCTGGCCGGGCGGCACCCAGGGCATCCAGACCGTGATTCTGGATCCGGCGCGCGACCCCGATCACCACCACATCGCCCGCCAGATGATGGGCCACGCCCGCCACATCGTGTTCCACAATGCGCCGTTCGACATCCCCTCGCTGTACCACAACGAGCTGATGACCATGGGCGACATCGGGCGCGTGATCGACACGCTGCTGCTGGCTCGGTTCGCCATCCCCGACGTGATGATCCCCAAGAACCTGACCGCGCTGAGCGTGCGTCACCTCGGGCTCGATGACGACAAGGGCGGGCTGGAGCGCGCGTTCAAGGCTGCCGGGTACAAGACCCAGACGGCGGGCTTCGAGGGCATGGACATCGGCTCGCCGGTCTACCGGTACGGGGCCATGGCGGACACCGTGGCCACGCTCAGGCTGGAGCCGCTGATCCGCGACCTGGCCATCCGGTGGACGCTCGATCACCCGTTCGTCACCTACGGGGCCACCACCGAGGCCGAGGCCGTCGAGAAGATCATGGAGCAGGAGACGGTTCACCGGGTGATGCTCAAGCGGTCGGCCCTCGGGCTGGCCGTCGACCGGGCCTACCTGGACCGGTACGCCGAGCAGGTCGACATCGAGCGCAACCTGGCCATCGCTGAGCTGGCCGTCCATGGGCTGGAGGGCGGTACGGGCAAGGGCGCGGCGCTGGTCAAGTACCTGGACGAGCGCGGTGAGCTGCCTCAGCCGTGGCCGCGCACGCCGAAGGGCGCGCTGCGGGCGACCAAGGCCGATATGGAGATCCTGGCCGAGGTCAACCCGCTCGCCGCCGCTCAGCGGAAGCTGGCCGTCATCGAGAAGACGATGGGCTATCTGACCAAGGTGGACCGCCAGGCCAGCGTGACGGGCCGGTGTCACCCTCAGGTCGCCACCCTCGGGGCCTCGGCCACCGGGCGCATGTCCATCGGCTCACCCGAGCTGCAACAGTTCCCCGCCGAGGCGCGCCCGATCATCTGCGACGACGGCCAGGGCCTGACGTCCATCGACTGGTCTCAGATCGAGCCGGTGTGCATGGGGCTGATGGCCCGCGACGTCGAGTTCCTGGAGCCCTTCGAGGCCGGTGAAGACCTCTACGAGCCGATCATGCGGGCGTGCGGCATCGACCGCCCGACGGCCAAGGTGGTGCTGCTGGCCACGATGTACGGCCAGGGCCTGGCGAAGCTGGCCATCACCATCGGCCACACCGAGGAGAGCGCCGCCCAGATCCGCCGCCAGATGTTCAACGCCATGCGGCGCTCGGCGCGGTGGATGACCATGGTCCAGGAGATCGCCGAGACGCACGGCAAGGTGATCACGGCGGGCGGGCGCATCCTGCCCGTGGACCTCGGCGGCGTGTTCAAGGCCGTCAACTACGTGGTCCAGGGCTCGGCCTATGACGTGCTCGCGGCCACCATCATCGAGATGGATCGCCGGGGCATCAGCCAGCACCTCCAGCTCGCCATGCACGACGAGGTGGTGGTGGACACCGAGGTGGCCGAGGAGGTCCAGCAGATCATGCTGACGCCGCCGCCGTTCCTCATCAAGTGGGCCGAGCGCACGCCGGTCCTCCGCACTGACCGGGCTGACATGGGTCACGCCTGGGCGAAAGTGTGATCGGCCACCCGGCCATCACCACCACACAAAGGAGACACCACCGCATGAACAAGATCGCCGTCGTCGCTGCCGCCGGGCTGGCCGCGCTCACCCTGGCCAGCTGCTCGTCGCCCTCGGACGTCGTGTCGGAGAACATCAGCAAGGAGGCTGAGAACTTCGGCATCGCCCGCAAGATCAACTACGTGAACGGCGTCACCGACAAGCTCACGATGACCATCGAGGGCCGGTGCAACATCGACGTGGACGAGGCCGAGTCACAGCTGGAGGTGACGTGCCGGACGCCCATGGGTGACCTCAAGCACTTCCTCCACCTGTCCGACAACATGACGTATTTCGTGGAGCAGGTCGACCCGGCCCGCGTGAGCCAGGATCAGTACAAGGTCTACTGGAACCCCTCGGTGCTCATCCCCGACATCGACGCCAAGTAGCGCCCTCAGGCCCAAGGTGTTGGGGCGTGAGTTCGCTTGCGCCCCAACATCTTGTGCCTGGTTACAACGGCCCTGATCAGGGTCTAGGCTGGCGTGCCCGGCCACCACCACACCACCACCGACAGGACCACCAGTGACTGACATTCCCAAGTACGGCGAGGTCGATGAGACCGACGCCGCCCGCCGCCAGAAGGCCCTCCAGACCACCACGTGCCTGTGCCCCGGCGACCCCTCGGCCAGCGCCGCCGGGTGGAACCCGCTGTGCCCTCAGCACGGCAACGACGCCCACCGCCATCCGTGGCTCCGTGACCCTGAGCCGGGGTCGAAGTGCCCCGACGACAACCACGTCGGCCACTGCCAGTGCCACCTCGGCGGGCCGGTGCTGATGGGCGCGGACGTCGAGCTGTTCGACTGCTGCCAGGCCCCGGCGGGCGGTGACCATGACGACGACTGCCCCGACTACCCGGCGGACCCGCCCGAGTGCCCTCGGCTCAAGACCATGGTCGAGATCCCGGCCCCGCCGATCCCGACGCTCGGTGACCTGGCCGAGTACATGCGCGGGTGGGCCTCGGTGGGCGTGACCGGTGAGTCGCTGTACTACGCGGCGACCAAGGTCTGGCCTGACCTGGCCCCGGTCACCCTGCCCGAGGTGACCCGCGTGGAGCGCGAGCGGGACCGGCTGCTCAAGGAGGCCGGTGAGGCCATCAGCGGCGACCGTGAGCGCGACTACGGCTCGGCGCGTGACGGGTTCGCCCGTACCGGCCAGCTCATCGCCGCGATCCTCGACCTGGACGTGGTGACCGCCGAGCAGGTGGCGCTCATACTGGCCGCGCTCAAGATCAGCCGACTCGCCCAGAACACCGGCCACCGGGACAGCTGGCTCGACCTGATCGGCTACGCCGCCCTGGGCGGTGACATCGCCGCCGACACCGCCGCCGAGACCGCCTAACGCTCCACCACCACAACCGAAGGACTCACTGACTCATGCTCGGAAGCAAACCGCTGGAAGCCGTTCTCGGCGCTGGCATCGACAACACCGATCACGCCGCCGTGCGGGCGTTCATCCGCCAGGCTGCCGACCTCGGCCTGAACATCCTGTTCATCTATCCGAACTCCAAGGTGCCCGCCGACATGCGGACCTCGGCCAAGCGCCGATCCGACGACAAGGCCGCGCAGGAGGCCGCTCAGCAGGCCGGTCGGCGCGACTGGGCCACGGTCAAGTCGCCCGCCGGGCTGGCCCTGGCCACCTCGGACAAGGCCGTGCTGGACCGCTACCTCAAGGCCTACGTCCAGCAGTTCTCCACCTGGGCCGAGGTCCAGCCCGACGGCACCTACGGCCAGGAGGTGACCTGGGCCAAGAAGCGCGAGGACGCTGGCGAGATCGCCATGGTGGAGCCGGTCGGGGTCAACCTGGCCGTGGAGGTCGGCGGCTCGGGCGTGGTGGTCGTGGACTGCGATACCGCCGCCCAGGTGGACCGCTGGTTCGAGGTGGCCGAGATCCCCGAGGACCAGCGCCCCGCCCCGACCGTGCTCACTCCCGGCCAGGTGGCCGACGGCGACCCCGACGACCCCGAGACCTGGGCTCACTCCGACGGCGGTCACTTCTGGTTCACGGTGCCCGATGAGCTGATGCCGGTGCTGCCGCGTCACATCGGCGCGATGACCTGGGGCGGCGACAACGGGTTCGCGGTGCTCTGGGACCGCCGCTACGTGCTGATCCCGCCGTCGACCCGGCCCGAGGGCGCATACGAGCAGCTGGGCCACGTCTACGAGCTGCCGGACTGGCTGGCTGAGGCCATCATCAAGGCCGGTGAGTACCGCGTCCAGCGGGCCGAGGGCCACCGCACCGATAACGCCGAGCTGGCCAGCCAGATCGACGCATGGGCCGAGCAGGTCAGCTGGGCGTCGATCCTGGAGCCCCTGGGCTGGACCCCCGCGCCTCGGGCCGACTCCTGCGGCTGTGCCGTGTGGACCGCGCCGGGCGTTCACGCCTCCCCGAAGTCGGCCACCGCTCACGACGCGGGCTGCACCGCTGGCCGGTACACCGAGACGAACGCGCCGCTCCACCTCTGGACCGACCACGACGCCGCCCCGTTCACCGACCACATGGGTGAGCCCGGCTGGACGCCGACGTTCTCCAAGCTCCAGGCCGTGGCGCTGGTCAGCTTCGGCGGCTCGGTCGGCAAGGCCATGGACGCGCTGGAGGTCACGCCCGACCTGAGCGTGGAGCCGGGCCTGGACGTCAAGGGGCCGGATCGCGACCTCGGCATGGTCGGTGATGGTGAGTTCGCCATGCCCGAGCCCGACGAGCCCGAGCAGGCCGGTGAGCCCGAGACCGATCCGCCGTTCGACCCGGCCAAGTGCGACTGCACGGTGGACAGCCGCACCGGCCAGATCGTGGACTACGACTGCGGTCAGCGCGTGTGCGCGGCCTGCCGCACCCACGACGGCCTGTTCGTGCTGGACCCCGACGACGGCCAGCTCTGGCACGCCGCCGACGCCGACGACGCCGCCGAGACCGGCGGGCACCTGGCCTCGGGCGTGGTCACCGCCCCGCGCACCGGGACGCCGCTGCCGGACGCCCAGATCGGTGAGGCCGAGACGTTCAAGGACGACCTGCCGACGCCGCTCCCGCTGCCCGCCGACCCCGGCGACCTCCCGGCTGACTTCGGGTCGGCCCGGCCCAAGGCCGAGACCCCGTACCCCGATCAGGTGGAGGATCCCGACCCCGACGTGTTCGACTCGGCGCACACCGGGGTGCCGCGCATCGCGCCGTTCTCCCACTGGCGGGATATGCCGCCGCCCGAGTTCATCATCGACGGCCTGCTGGAGCACGGCGGGCTCACCAGCATCATCGGCCCGCCGGGGATGGGGAAGTCGACGGTCGCCCTGGACATGGCCTGTCACATCGCCACCGGGAAGCGGTGGCAGGGTCTCCGCACGTTCAAGACCCCGGTCCTGTACCTCCCCGGTGAGGGCCTGAGCGGCGCGGTCCAGCGCATCAGGGCCTGGGAGGACGCCCATGAAATGGACCTGGGCTCGGACCTGCTGCTCGGCAACGGGATCATCCTGGTGGCGGCTCAGAACGAGGCCTGGGGTGAGGTCGCCGCGTACATCGCCCGGCGCGGGATCGGCCTGGTCATCTTCGACACGTTCGCCCGCATGAGCGCCGGGCTGGAGGAGAACAGCGCGACCGACGTCGGCAAGGCGGTGCGCCGGTTCGACAAGCTCAAGGAGCTGACGAACGCCGGGGTCTGCGTGGTCCACCACACCGGCAAGGCCGACCCGAGCACCGGTCGCGGGTCGTCGGCGCTGAACGGCGCGCTCGACTCCGAGCTGCTGGTCCGCGACGCCCGGTGGGATACCAGCCAGGTGGCCGACGCCAACGGGCGGCTGCCGGGCAAGCCCATCGAGGTGATGACCACCAAGCAGAAGAACGCCGAGCAGCTGGAGAACGCCATCCCGCTGCTGATGGTGAGCCACGACCTGGGCGACGGCATCACCGCCCCGCTGATCACCGGCCCGAACGGGACCGTCGACCCGATGGAGGGGGAGCCCGTGCTGGCCCGACCGCTGCCCGAGCCCATCGTGGAGACGGCCATCCGCATCCGCGACTACGTGGACCGCCTGACTCAGCAGGGCGCGACCCGCACCGAGATCGTGGCGGCTGTCCAGCCCGACGGGTACGCCCGCTCGCGCAACGACACCACCGCCTACTGGAAGCAGCGCATCGCTGAGGCCGTCGACCGTGGCCTCCGCTACTCGCTGATCGAGACCCTGACCGGCACCGCGTCCGGCTCCAGGTACATCCCGAGCACCAACACTCGGGAACAGGCTCGCGCGGCTGCCGCCGCCGAGATCACCGACTCGGACTAGATCAGCCCGAGTCAGCCACCACCACCAAGGAGATACACCCATGCCCGTGACGTTCAAGACTTCCGCCCTGATCACCGCCGCCACCGAGGCGCTGGACGGTCATCGGAAGGCCGACGCTCAGTACCAGGCCGACTGCGAGGCGTACCGCGCCGAGAAGCTGGCCGAGGCTGACATGCTCCCCCGGCTCAAGGCCCTGCGCGACGAGCTGAGCGCGTTCCTCAAGACGAAGCGCCAGCCCACCAAGGCCGACGCCGCCCGGTTCAAGCGCGCCGCCGGGGAGGACTACATCCACAGCCTCTACACCGGCTCGGTGAGCGACTACGACATCCGCAACAACGTGCCGAAGCCCTCGGGCTGGCTCCAGCCGTCGACCGCCGCCAGCTGGGAGGGCCTGATCAAGATGCTCCAGGCCCACACCGAGGACACGATCACCGCGAACCAGCTCAAGCTGTTCGGGTACGACCGGCTGGAGCCGCTGTTCCGCAACGCGGCGCTGCACAGCCCGGTGACCAACCAGTGAGCAAGGTCGCGCGCTGGCGCGTGGAGGGTCGGGACATGACGCCCGACGGCTACCACGACCAGCTGCTCTACGAGGGCAACTCGGTGCGCGAGGTCTGGCGGGCCTACCGCTCGGCCAGGCGCAACGAGATGCAGGTCTGCGTCACTCGACGCTGGCCTTGACATACCCGACTGACTCGGGCTAGTGTCAGGTGGTCGGGTCCGGTGACAACACCCAGCGTCATCGGACCCGACCACCAACACCAGCCTCCGCTCCCACCTCCACCTCCACACCAAAGGCCCCACATGACATCCCTCGCTCCCCGTGAGCTTCGCGGTTACCAGACCGCCGCCGCTGATGCGGTCGAGAAAGACTGGTCCAACGGCAAGACCCGGTGCGGTGTCGTTCTCCCCACCGGCTCAGGTAAATCCACCGTCATCGGTGAGCTGGCGCGCCGCGCCCTCGACCGTGGCCAGCGCGCCGTCGCCCTCGCCCACCGGGGTGAGTTGCTTGACCAGATGCGCCGCGACTTCATCGCCGTTGCCCCTCAGTACGCCGACCGCACCGGCATCGTCCGCTCCGAGGTTGACGACAGCCACGCGGACATGGTGTTCGCCACCCTCCAGACGTTGGCCACGGCCCACCGCCGCCAGGCCCTGGGCGAGCGCCAGGTCATCCTCTGGGACGAGGTGCACCACGCCGGGGCCGAGGGGTTCCACACCACGTTCACCGAGCTGGGCGGGTACGACCGCGCGCTGATGGCCGGGTTCACCGCCACCATGTACCGCGACGGGCGTGGCGTGATCGGCCTCGGTGACGTGATCGAGAAGGTGAGCTACGAGAAGGACATCGCCTGGGCCATCAAGATGGGGTTCCTCGTCAAGCCTCACGGCCTCACCGTGAAGATCAAGGGCCTGGACAAGCTCGATGACGTGCGGAACGTGGCCGGTGACTTCCATCAGGCCGAGCTGGCCGAGGTGATGGAGGCCGCGACCAGCTACGTGGTCGACGCCATCGAGCTGCACGCCAAGGACCGCCAGCCCATCATCTTCGCCGCCTCGGTCGACGCCGCCCACCACATCGCTGACTCACTGAGCGCGGTCGGGTACACCGCCGAGGCCGTGACCGGCGCGATGGCCTACGCCGAGCGTCAGCCGGTCTACAGCCGGTTCCGCTCGGGTGAGACCCGCGCCCTGGTGACCGTCCAGGTGCTCACCGAGGGCGCTGACTTCCCCATGTGCGACACGGTGGTCCTGGCCCGCCCGACGCGCTCCAAGAACCTCTACAGCCAGATGGTGGGCCGGGCGCTGCGCCTGCACCCCGGCAAGACCGACGCCCTGGTGCTGGACCTGGCCGGGTCGGCGCGCCACATGAAGCTCGTCAGCCTGACTCAGCTGCTGCCCGGTGTCGACGCCAAGGAGGTGGACGAGGACGGCCAGGCGCTCTGCCCGAACTGCGGCGCGCTGCTGATGGGCCAGGCCGAGTGCTACGCCTGCTCGGTGATCCCGCCGCTCGATGAGCCCGGCGACGGCGGCGAGGCCATCAAGGAGGTCCGTCAGGGGCCGGTCGAGCTGACCAGCATCGACCTGCTGGCCAGCTCGGACAACCTCTGGATGGAGACCACCGGGCGCGTGCCGTTCATCCCGCTGATGAACAACTCCGTGGTGTTCTTGTGGCCCGAGGACGGGGTGATGCCGCCGGTCGGTGAGGCCGGGTCGGTGCGCTGGGCCATCGGCCAGGCCACCACGCGCGCCCCGTACCGCGTGATCAGTGTGACCGGCTCGGGCCGGTACCAGACCGACAACGAGGACTACGTGAGCCTGGTCCAGGCCATCGACGGCGCTGAGACCTGGATCCTGGAATCCGACCAGCAGCTCCCCGAGAAGGCCGCGAGCTGGCGTCGGAAGCAGAAGCCGAGCGAGGCTCAGATCAACTACGCCCGTGGTCTGGGAATCCCCCTGGCCGAGGACATGACCAAGGCCGAGCTGTCCGACGAGATCAGCGTCAAGATCACCAGCCGCGTCCTGGATCGGTACCTCGGCTGATGGCTCAGGTGAGGGTGTACGCCACCACGTACAAGCGCGGGGACGCCGCCGACAACATGACCCACGACCTGGGCTGGTTCCCCGCCGCCCCGGTGGCGGGCCAGACGCTCCACTACGGCACGACCAAGAACGAGGACGACACGCTGCCCTGGCTGATCGACCGAGTGTCCTGGTGCCTCGGGACCAAGCACTTCGGCTCGCCCGGCCACTGGCACATCGAGATCGCGATGAGCGCCCGATGACCGAGCGGTTCAACGTGGCTCTCGCGTTCCCGGCCCGCCGCCAGCCCGACGGGCGGACCTACTACCGCGCGTTCGACGCCCACGAAGGCCGGAACGGGCGGCTCGGTGACGGCTGGACCGACAACCTGGCCCTCGCCCACCCTGACTACCGCGCGGAGGGCGCGCCTGAGCCGCTGTGCGCCCCGCTGGCCGACGAAACCGCCCCCGCCGGGGTCACCATGCCCGAGATCGTCTCTGTGACGTTCTCAGCCGCCCCCGAACCGCCACCACACAACCCTGAGGAGATCACCGTGGCCCGACGTAAGCAGCCCGACGGCTTGGACGAGAATTTCGAGCCGGTCGCGCCTGTCCGCGTGACCCAGTACATGCACTACCCGCTGCCGCCCGAGTCGCCGCGCGCCGCCAGTGAGTTCGGCCAATGGGGCTGGTACAAGCTGCCGAACCCCGAGACCGGTCGGCCCGCCATCTACCCGCGCGCCACCACCATCGCCAAGACCCTGGAGGAGCAGAGCAACCTCACCAAGTGGAAGATCCGCGAGCGCGCCATGCAGGTGCTCCAGCTCAGCCGGATGGACCCGGCCACGGTGATCTACACCGACCCGACCGGTGACACCACCGCCGCCGACGCCCTCGGCGCGCTCGATGACGCCATGAAGTCCGGCAAGGTCTACGCGATCGACAACACGCTGGAGATGATCGACAACGTGATGGGCGGCGCTGAGGCCCGCGAGCTGGGCGAGTGCGCTCACGCCTGGCTGGAGGCGCTGTGCCAGGGCCTGGTGCTGATGAAGGACGTCCCCGAGGTGGTCCGCCCGCACGTCAAGCACGCCCACCGGGTCATCGCTCACCGGGGCCTGATCATGCTCCCCGAGTATTGCGAGCGCACCGTCCTCAACGACCAGGGCGAGGAGACCGTGGCCGGGAAGCTCGACTGCATCTTCCGCGTGGTCACCACGGGCGACCTGGTGCTGGGCGACATCAAGACCAGCAAGGGCCTGGACTACAGCTGGCTCACCTACGGCGTCCAGATCGGTGGCGTGTACGGGTGGGCCACCAAGATGCTGACCACGGACGGGAAGGGCTGGGAGCCCATGCCCGACATCCGTCACGACTTCGCGGTCCTGCTCCACGTGCCGAGCAACCAGCCCGAGAAGGCCGCTGCCATCACCATCGACATGTGGTGGGCCGGTGAGGTGCTGGTGGAGAGCCTGAGCGCCCGCGCCCGGCGGAAGGAGGCACCCAAGGTGGTGCCCCGTCACGCCATCCCGACCCCGAGCAAGGAGGCCATCCGGTACGCGGAGGCCCGACTGGCGCTGAGCGCCATCACCACCGCCGACGAAGGTCAGGCGGTCTATGAGACGTACCAGGACGTGTGGGATAGCGCCCTGGACGAGTTCGGCGGCGTCGTCGCCGGGCTGCTGTCGTAACCCCTACCTCAGCATCAACACCAACACCAGGAGTAACAAAGTGCCCAGCCCGTTCGACAAGAAGTCCGGTTCCACCGCTACCGCCCCCGCCGCCCCGGCGGCTGAGGCCCCCGGCCTGCCCGCGCCCGAGACCAAGGGTGACGGCGCGCCCAAGTCCACCGGGGCCAAGGCCGACCCGTTCGGCAACGTCCAGGATGCCACCGGTATCTCGGGCCTCAAGTCCTCGGCGTTCCTCGGCCAGATGGTGCTGATGCACGCGAAGGAGACCGGGGAGATGTCCACCTCGGTCAAGCGCGAGGACGGGAAGCCGAGCCCGTTCGCGCGGGTCGACATCATCCCGCTGACCGTGCCCGAGCCCGGCGCGGTCAACGGCCAGACGGCCACGCTGAACGACGAGGGTCTGATCCAGATCCTCGACAAGGACGGCGATGTCCAGACCTTCGAGGCCTACGAGCTGGGCGAGAAGCTGGAGGACGTTCTGCTGTTCAACGCGCCGCTGATCCGTGAGGCCAAGGGCGCGCTGGAGAAGGGTGTCACCTGGAAGCGCGGGTGGATCGTCAAGGGCAACAAGAAGCCCGGTCAGTCGGCCCCGTACATCCTCAAGGCGCTGGAGGAGGACGACATCGAGGTCTACAACCGGGGCCTGGAGGCGGCTCGCGCTCGGGCGTAGCCCTCACAACGGCAGCGCCCCTGGTGATCACTCACCAGGGGCGCTGTTCGTTTTGGCCACCACAACCAAGACCGACGCCGCCCAGATTACGCCGCCTTGCCCCGCGCCACAATCGACTCCAGCCGGGTAGTCGCCAGGCGCTCCAGGTGAGTGACGCCGTGCTCGTAGTAGGTCTGACCGGTGCCGGGGCACTGGTTCCGGTGGTACTGGACGTGAGGGCCGGTGCCCTTGATGACGAACATGCCTCCGCGCAGGATGGCTCGGCCCGCCCAGATGATCTCCCACGGGTTGCCGCTCAGCAGCTCGCCCAGCTGCTCCAGGATGGAGTCGCGCCCGGTAAACCGCATGAACACGCCGTTGAACACCGCCCGAGCCATCTCCTTGGAGCCGTCGTCCTCCCAGGAGGTGTAGATGTCGCCGGGGTCGGCCAGGTGCAACATGCCGGGCTCACTGGCCGTCTCCAGCGTCGGGTCCAGGCCCGAGCCGCCGGGGTCGACGTTGCCCGCGTAAGCGCCAGCCGGGCGCATGGGGTTGCCGAACGTGACGCCGCCGAGCAGCGTGACCTCGGGCCGGACCTTCCCGGCACGGATGGCGTTGCGCGCCCGGCCACCGCAGATCGAGCCCTGGCTGTAGTCCACGAACGCCGCCGGGCCGGGGACGATGATCGGGTCGGCCAGGAACCGCATGATCTCGCGCTCGCCCTGGTCGGCGCTCTTGTTCATCGGCACCGAGGTGGCCGGGTAGTTGCCGGTGGGCTGCCAGCGGTACAGGTGCAGCAGACGCCGCGCCACGTCGGCGGGGTACCCGATGCCGAACGGGTCGGGCTGACCCGAGCCGTGCGTGCTGATCAGCGTCGGCATCAGGCCGAGGCGGTGGAGGTCGTCATCGCTCACCCGGCCAGTCGGGGCCTGACCCGTCCGCGACTGGTACTGGGCCTGCACGCCCTCCTCGTCGTACCCGAAGTAGCCATCGACGCCGAGCGGCTTGCCGTCACGGCCCAGCGCGTAGCCGGGGAACCTGAGGCGCATCATTGCCGCCCAGGCAGCCGCCATCAGGCCCGACGAGCCCAGGGCCAGGCTCACAGCCGGAACGCGCCGAGCAGGTCGTCAGCGACGTCTGAGCCGGACTTGACGGCCTGGCCGAGCGGCTTGCCGACGACGGGGATGTTGTTGAGCACGCCCGTGATGGTGTCGGCCCCGGCCTTCGCCGCCTCGACGCCACGGGTGAGTTCCTGATCGGCCACGTCGCGGATGATCTTGAGCTGTTCCAGCGCAGGCACCACCGGCAGCTCGCGCGGAGGCGGGGCCTGGGTGAACGTGCCGTTGTTGATCTGCTTCTTCGTGCGGAACGCGGCCACCGCCGTGCCGACCGCCGCCACGAACGCGGTGCCCGTGGTGGACACCTGACCGAGGCTCGCGGCCTGTTCCCCGGTGATCATGCCGAGCGCCGACGCCAGGCCGACGAGACCGGCCACGGCGGTGACGGCGGCGTAAAACTTCTGCGCCAGCGGGGCCTTCTCGTCGGCGGGGCCACCGGGGATGAAGTTGGGGCTCACCCGAGCGGTCGAGCCGTCGGGGTTCACGTACAGGGACTGGTCAGACATCGGGGTTCTCCTTAGGCGGGAATGGCGGCGCGGACGAACTCGGGCGGGATCAGGCGGAAGGCGTCGGTGGCCTGCTTGATGGCAGCCGGGGTCTTCACTCGGCCCTGGCCGTTGGCCGTGCGGGCGATGCGCCGGATGGAGTCGACGTCGCCAAACTCCTGGGCCTGGCGCTCGACGTAGGGCTCATGCGGGCCGTGGGCGTCCAGCGCGGCGATCATCACCGCCAGCGGCACGTCCGCCTCACCGGGGTTCGCGTAGATGGACAGTGACGGGACGGCGGTGGCCATCAGTTCCTCCCAGGGTTCGACGGGGTTGGTCAGCAGCAGGTTCGCGTTCTCAGCGAGAGCGCGGTTGTAGATGGCCCGGCGGTGGTCGAGGCCGTTGGTGCCACCGTTCACGTACCGCGTGGCCAGCTCCAGGTTGCGGGCGTCGGCGGCGTCGTTCATCCGGCGCTGAGTGGTCCAGTACCAGGTGACCCCGAGCATGGCGTACTGCTCGTCATCGAGCTGATCGGGGTGGACCACGAAGTAGTCCGGCGTCGGCACGTAGCCCTTGCTGTGCGCCCAGCCGCTCAGCTTGGTGTAGTTGGATCGGCCCGTGACCTGGATAAACGACCGGCCCTTGAACCTCACGCCGTCGCCGGGCTGGCAGTTGCCCAGGCCCTCGCACCGGCCCTCGTAGGCCGCGCCGCTGGCGATCTCCTCGGTGTGGACCAGGTTCCCCGATTCGTGGAACACCTGGGCGTACCACATGGCCGAGCGGTCGATGTTGCCCAGCACGCCGCACGCCGCCTGGCACTCGACCAGCTCATCGAACCACCGCTCGAAGTGGCTCACCGGCAGCTTCGACGCCGCGCCGCCAGCGATCCGCCACAGCACCTCCGGTGTGAGGCCCGAGGTCGGCTTGATCGGGTGGACAGGCGCAGCGGGCAGCTCAGCGAACCCGCCGCCCCGAGGCGTGCCACCGCGCCGGAACGTCGAGAACCCGTCGGCGCGGATCTTCCGCTGGATGAAGCTGTCCACGCGCTTGGCGTTGTCGCCGCCGCAGCAGGTGTTGTAGCCCATCTGGAAGTGCATCGAATCGACGGGGCTGCTCCAGTCGTTGCCCCAGAAGACCATGCCCTCGTACCAGGTCAGCAGCTCGCGCATGGCGGGCACCTGGGAGCCGTTGATGAGCACCGAGCCGTCCCAGCCGCCGTTCTTGACGCCCAGCGGATGGTCGCTCCAGTTCCAATCGACGGCGGTCGCGCCCTTGTGGTTCGACGTGTAGACGCTGTTGTTCTCGGTCCAGCTGCCCTCGTCGCTGAGCCCTCGGGCGTTCATCACCGGCTCGATGAACTCGTTGACGTCACGGAAGAACGCCTGCAAGATCGCGTGCGGCTGGCCCTTGCGGATCGGCAGGCTCAGCGCGGTGCCGGGGATCGTCAGGCGCTCAGTGTCGGACAGGTCGCATTCCGGCCAGCCGTTCTCCAGAGTCATTCCCAAAGCCACGGCTCCAGAGTAGACCGCGACCGTGAGCCCGGTTGACATACCCGACTCACTCGGGTTAGTCTGATCTCATCAAGGCGGGACCGGCCCGCCGAGAGTGAGAGGCCAAGACCATGGGTTCACCGTTCAAGACCACCGCCGCTGCCGCCGACGTGCGCCCGGCCACCGACGCCCAGATCCAGCGGGCCATCGTCCCGGCCCTGGAGCGCGGCTTCTGGCGTGACGCTCAGGACGCCGACAAGTACATCCAGCGGTGCACCGTGCTCAACCTGGTGATCAGCTGGGCGCTGGCCCCGATGGCCGACGCCACGCCCGCCGAGGTCAGCCGCGCCATCCACAATGCGGTCGGTCGCGGCGCGCCGGTCGGTGACCGCGTGAACGCCATCCTGGCCCACCTCCAGGAGGCCAACGGCGGGCTCCGCGCTGAGGACCGTTGGCTGTACGCGCCGCTCACCAAGGAGGGCGCGTCCAAGCTGATCACGTGGCTGTTCGACCTGACCCCGAACAGCCCCAAGGCCGACGCCGAGCTGCCCATCACGGGTGACCGCCCGAGCGCCGAGGTGGTGCCCGCCGGGCGCTACGCGGTGGCCACCGAGGCGGGCGCGACCAACGAGCTGGCCTTCTACAAGGTCGACCGTCCCGACACGGGCAAGTGGGCCGGGTTCGTGTTCGTCAAGCTGATGCAGTCCGACGAGGAGCAGCGGCTGAGCCGGGCTGCCGGTGACGCCATCCTCCGCAAGATCGCGGCGGTCGGCGCTGAGGCTGCCAGCGCGGCCTACGGTCACCACATCGGTGAGTGCGGCCTGTGCGGGCGCACCCTCACCAACGACGAGAGCCGCGCCCGAGGCATCGGACCCAAGTGCGCGTCCAAGGCGGGCTGGTAACCGCCAGCCGCCCCGACGGCCCCGGCTCACCCGAGCCGGGGCCACCACCACGAAAGGCAAGCAGATGACCATTACTGCCGCCGACGCCGCCCCGCCGCGTTCGGCACCCGTTGTCCCGACCGAGAGGACCATGGGCCTCGGTGAGCTGATCTACGCCCACCGCACCTACATCGGCATCAGCCAGCGCGCCATGGCGGCGCGGCTGGAGTTCGACCGGCGCGACTACCAGCGCATCGAGCAGGGGCGCAACCTGTGCCCCGTCGGGTTCCTGACCAAGGTGACCGAGCTGGTGGACCTGTTCGACTCCCAGGTGGACGCCATCGTTGATCAGGCCCAGGCGCTCCACGCGCGGGGCTCGGCGCTCCACATCGAGGTCGACACCGCCCCGGCCCGCGAGTGGGAGCGCAACGTGGCCGGGCGCGCGGCGGTCATCGCCGCCGCTCGGGTCGAGCCGGTCACCATTAAGCTGCACGTCCAGGGCCAGGAGAGGGGTCAACGATGAGCGCCACCATGGCGGTCTACCTCAGCAAGACCGAGGTGGCCGAGCGCCTGGGCATGAAGTCTGTCCGGTCGCTGAACAAGGTTCCGCTGCCCGAGCCCGACGCCCGTATCGGCGGGACGGTCGGCTGGCTCCCCGCCACCATCGACGCCTGGCACGCCGAGCGCCCAGGCCGGGGCTGGTGGGGCGGGCGCTGAGCCTACGCGGCCTCGATGTAGTCCAGCGACGGGCTGAATCGCCGCACGCCGAACAGCTCCTTGGAGCCAGACATCACCATGGCGACCGACCGGTTACTGCTGCCCTTGGCGGCGGTGCCGGTCGCGTCGTTCCAGGGGTCACCGACGGGGATGCCGTCTCGGTACAGGGTGTGGACGTTGCCCGCCTGGTGGAGCCGCAGCCGCGTGCCCGGCCCGAACTCGGTCAGGGCGGGCTTGACGATGGTGTTCGCGCCGCCGGTACGCCGGACGATGCCCACCCGGTTGTCGCGGAGGTCGAGCCCGACGCCGGTCTGCGCCTGGCCGCTGTTCTGGTAGCGGCGGAACACCTGGGTGCTGTAGCCGGGGCTGCCCATCTGGCCGACGCGGATGTCCAGCCAGCCGTCGTCCGTGGGGTGCTGAGTCGGGAAGCGCATCCGGCTGGTCTGAGCGTTCAGGCTCAGGAGGCCATCGGGCACCAGCAGCCGCGCGAACCCGCCGCTCTTGCCGATGACGTAGCCCACCGCCTCCTCGGTCTCGGCGGTCGGGTGGAACGCCCCGCAGGTGAGTGTGCCGATGACGTCGCCCACCGCGTTCACGATCCAGTTGATGGGGTCGCGCAGCAGGCCGGTGATGGCGTCGGGGATAAGGCCGATCATCTGGCCGAGCTGGCCGATAATCGGGATCTGCCCGACCAGCTTCTGGATGTCCAGGTCACCCTCCAGCCAGTCGGCCAGGCCGGGGCCGATGATGGGGATGTCGTTGACCATGCCGACCAGGCCGTCAGGGGCCGAGGTGCCGCCCCACGCGCCGCAGTAGGCGTCCACCAGGCCCTGCCCGGTGTTGGCCACCAGCTTGCCCAGACCGTTGACGCCGCTCTCCACGAACGCCACGGTCTGGCCCACGAAGTTGCCGAGGCCGTCGACCAGCCGCCCGAGCCCGTCGGAGAACAGGACGCCGAGGTCACCGTTCCACAGCTCGTTGATCCAGCCGGTGAGCCAGCCGTCCACGTTGAAGTCGTCGCGGATGGCCGAGCGCGTCCAGACCAGGGTCGAGCCCCGGTAGACGGCGCTGATGGGCGTGCCGCCCCGGTAGAGCTGGCTGACGGCGGTCCCGCCTCGGTACAGGCTCACCGGACGTAGTAGTTGGTGTTCGGGTCGGGCTGAGTGATCTGCTGGAACTCGGTGGCGGTTCCGTGCCACTCCTTGCTCTCGATGTACGCGCCCGAGGCGTCCACGGCGCTGACCACGCCCGGCCCGGCCTTCTCACCGGTCACCGAGTCGGGCTGGAGCGCGGCTGTGCCCACCGCCAGCGGGGCCACGTTGACCGCCTGCACGCCGTTCTCGGCGATCTGGGGTGAGTCCACCGCCCCGAGCTTGATCTTCGCCCTGGAGACCGCCTGAGCGCCCAGCTCCACCTCACCGACCTGTCCGGCCTCCAGGTCGGGGCTCAGGAACTCGATCTCGGCGCGGGTCTCGTCATCGAACTTGGACCCGCGTTCGGCGGCGGTGTCCATCAGCACGTTGACAATGGCCATGCTGATCAGGGTAGCTCAGCTAGGTCAGGCCCTGGCCGAGGAACGCATCGAAGCTGGCCTCCATCTCCTCCTCGGAGAACCCAGGAGGCGGCGGCATGTACCCGTCGCCGTCGATCACTCGGGCGGTGACGTCCGGCTTGTAGAGCTTGTCGAAGTACCGCGTGATCTCCGACTTCGCCTCGGCGGCGGTCTTGGCCCCGTTGGTGCTGGACTCCGCGCCGATCTGCTCCATGACGTCGAGCACCGCGTGCATCGTGGTCACCTGGCCCATGGGGTCAGCGATCCCCTTGTCCGCGTACCGGGCGCGGACGGCCCGCCAGTTGTGAGCGGTCATCAACGCGAGGTAGATGACCGCCGTGTAGGGCGGGCGGTACCCGCCGTTGCAATCGCCCGGCTCACCCTCAGCATGGTGTCCGGTGGCATGTCCCCGTCGGGGTCCATCATCTTGGCCAGCAGCTGTTCAAACTCGCCCTCGGCCAGGTGGTTCTGGACGAAGATGTCGAGCTGGTCAATCCGCATCTGAGGCCCCACCTTGCTGTTCGCCGCCCCGGCCAGCGCCGGGATGGCGTTCGGCAGAGGCTTGCGCGCGTGGAGGGTCATGCCGATCCCGTCGACCGCCAGCTCCCGGTACGGGTGGCCGGGCGGTGTCGGATGGTCCTCGGCGTCTGATTCGCAGTCGTCGTAGCCAGCAGGTGGATCGTACAAGTCAGCTCCCGAAGCCGTTGGTCAGTCTCAGAGTACGGGCACCGCGAACAGGTCCAGGCGCGTGTCGCCGCTGTCGAAGCTGGACTCCGTGCCCGAGTCGCCGCCGTCGATGCTGGTGTTCTCCCAGAACTCGCTGATGAACCGCAGCTCCACCGCGCCGACGAACGTGCCGCCGGGCGGGACCAGGGTCCAGCCGACGCGCTCGGGCGCGAGCGGGAACGTGACGCTGTTCATCCGCTGCTCCATCACGCCGAACTCGGTGCCGATGGCCAGGGTGCCGCCGCGCCCGATGTCACCGCCGATGCCGAACATGCTGGCGTCGACCAGCTTGGGCTCCAGCGAGCCCCGCGTGATCACGATGTCGTCCAGCCGCAGCGCCCCGGCGGTGTGGTTGCCCCCGACGGCCACGCGGAGGCCGGTCACGCCCGCCGGAACGACGAACGTCTTGGTCAGGGTGTACCAGGTGCCGTTCGCGGGCAGAGACGCCAGCGGGAACTTCAACGTCGAGTCACCGCCGAACGGCGAGCTGGTGTTGGCCTGGTTCCTCACGACGAGGTAGCCCGTGGTGGCGGTGGTGTCGTTGCCGTTGTAGGCGCTGTCGCGGCGGGCTCGGGCGCTGAGGACCACCGTCTCGCCGGGCGTGACGGGGAAGATCCCTTGACGGGTGAACGAGATCGCGTTGCCGCCCGCGAGCAGCAGCGTCTTGCCGTCGTCGCCGAACCCGCTGATGGACGCGCCGGTCGTGAGCGGCCACTGGGAGGCGTCCTCGAAGTCGTCGCGCAGAATCTCGGCCTGCATGGCTTGACCCGAGCGCACCACCAGGCCACCGCGTGACCGGGCCTGGAGACTCACCCGGCAGCCGCCGCGCGTGATCATCCCGTACACCCACTGGTCGACGGGGCTGTTGTTCGTCCACGACCGCTGGAGCTTGTGGATCAGCTGGTTCTTGTTCCCCGCCGCGCTCACCGACGGCGCGAGCCCCGCCAGGATCGAGCTGGCCCCGAACACGGTGGCCAGGCTGGAGAACAGCGAGCCGAACAGGTTGCCGAGCGTGCCAAACACGTTGGCCCCGGTCGCGCCCGAGGTCAGGGTGACGCCGTACTGAGCCGACCGGCTCGGGGCCTTGATCCCGCCGACGTTGCGCCACTGCATCCACGGCTGAGGCGTGACTACCCCGTCAATAACCTGGAAGTGGTTCTCGTCAATCGGGGCCTGGAGCGGCGCGGTCATAGCGATCCCATCGGTGAGCCGAGCGCCACCAGGCGCGTCCACCGAGCGTAGGCTTCCCAGCGCGGCTCCACGTCAGCGTCGGGGCCGGGGGTGACCCAGGTGCCGGGCGTCTGGACGCTGGCGATGTAGCGGAAGTGGAAGCTGTGCATGGGCTGGACCAGGCCGATGTCGATGACCGTCTGGCTGCCCTCACCGTCGAGGAAGAACCGCCCGAACTGGATGGCGTTGCGGTCGACGCTGGCGCGGTCGATCTGCATCCGCCCGCCGAACGTGTCCATGGCCACGCTCGGGTAGTCGGCCTCGGGCTCCTCACCGATCATCCAGCTGACCGCATCGTGGATGACCACGGTGCTGGGCGACTGGACGATGACCGAGCGCGGCGCGCGGTTCACCACGATGGCCACGCGCTGGCGGTCTCGGCTGTTGTTGAACCACGTCAGGTCGCCGTCGATCATGGTCACCGGGTCGGGGCTGAGCTTGATCGGGCCGTCCTTGGTGCTCTCCAGGAACGCCTCGGTGAGCTTGCGCGGACGCCACGTGTCAGCGATGCCGAGGCCCCGGCTGTCGCTGATCAGGTACTCCGAGGTCTGGATCTTGAGGCTCACCCGGTCACCAGCCTTCCGGCGCGCGGGAACGTCTGGAGCTGGATCCGCGCCCACCCGGCCTCCGCTTCGTGGCGGGGCGCGTTCTTGTTCGCGTTGTCGCTGAAAGGCCCAGGCGTCCAGCAGTATTGGCGGTACCAGACCCTGATCGTTGCGCCGGGCTTGAGTGGTCCCAGCCACTCCTCGGCCACGCCGGTACCCCACCAGTGATGGAACAGGCCGGGGTTCGGCTCGGCCACGGTGTTGCTCTGCATGTCCCCGGCGCTGCCCACCTGGCCGTTGAACAGGCTCGCCACGGTCGGCTCCACCGGGATGACCGGCTCCAGCGCGTCGGCGGCGGTGATGGCCGACGACCACCGATCACGGAACTGGACCGCGTTCGGGTTCGACGTGACCCAGCGCCGCCAGCGCCGAGTGACCATGACGCGGATGTCCTGCTCGATGGGCGTGTCGTTGGTGTAGTCCACCAGCCGGTCGATGAGCAGCCGCCCTGGCAGCGTGTCGGTGATGAGCAGCTTCGTGGTGTCGTTGCCGCTCTGCGCCTTGACGTCGACCACGTTGCGCGGCACCGACCACGGGGCCAGCTGGAGGTTCCCCTGGGCGTCGGTGACCAGGTGTTCCCCGAGGCAGACCTGCCCGTTCACTCCACCACGGTCCAGGTGATCACCGGGGCGGTCACCAGGTCCACCGACCGGACGAACGCGTTCCCCTGGTTGGCCTCACGGGTCAGCCGCAGCTGCTCGCGGGCGGTGGCCTCGTCGGGGAAGGTGGCCACGGTGTACTGCCACCACTCGTCGTGCTCAGCGATCAGCGCCAGCACGTCCTGGTACCAGGTGGCCATGACCGAGTTCCACGCGGCGAAGTCGATGGCCTGCTGGGCCTCGGCCTCGGCCACCTGCTCCTCGGTCATGCCCTCGTAGTTGATCGGCGCGGGCGCGGGGATCTGCTCGGGCATCTCCCCCTCGGGGATGATCGGCACCTCCTGGCGCACGCCCCACTGGACCGTCGTCGGCTGAGTCATGGGTCTCCTTACGCGGCCAGGCCGGTGATGCCGAGCGTGATGCCCGTGAGTCGGATGATGTCGCCGCTGATGCCGCCCTTGGACACCGACGCCGCCGCCGTCCAGAGGCAGTTGCCGCCGGTCGGCGCGTCCCAGAGGGAGCCGTGCGTGATGGTCTCGGTCGCGTTCAGGGTCAGCTCGGGGGTGCCGGTCATGGTGATCAGACCCGACGCCGCCGCCGCCCAGGTGGTCGCCAGGCGGGTCGCCTGGGCGCTGGCGTTCGCCGCGCCGGTCGCGCCGGGGTCACCCGTGTGAGCCTTGAAGTACACCGTCGTGGGCGGGGTCCAGGTGACGCCACTGCGGAAGGTGTGATCCAGCAGCTTGTTCACCAGATACGCGGTAGGTCCGACGGCCATGGCCCGAGTCTATCCCTGGCCCGCGCGGAACCAGACCTGACCGCGTGCGCCCGCGCCGCCCGAGCTGGCCCCGAACCCGCCGCCCGCGCCGCCACCGCCGGGGGCCAGGCCCGCGTTGCCGAGCGCGCCCTGAGCGCCGCCACCGACGTAAGTCACGCCCTGGAAGGTGAACGAGCCCGCGCCCTGGCCCTGAGGATTGGTCACGCCCATGTTGCCGGTGCCGCCCTCGGCCAGCAGCGTGGCCTGCTGGGAGCCGGGGAACACGTAGGTCTGACCACCTGGCCCGCCGTTGCCGGTGCCGCCAGCGCCGACCGTGGCCTGCATGACGGTCTGGGACCACGCGAGGGTGCTGCCCCGGTAGTACCGCTGGGCGTTCCACGCTCCCGCCTGACCGCCCGAGCCGTTGCCCCAGACGATGCCGGTACCGGCCTCGCCCGCGCCCAGCACAATCACGTCGATCCACTCGGCCCACCGAGGGATCGTGTAGTTCCCCGAGGCGGTCAGGATGGTGGTCGCGGCGGCGGTGGGCCGGAAGCCGAAGCTCAGCGACTCAGCCGTGCCCGCGCCGCTGGAGAACGGGGCCATGGAGCTGATGCTGTTCAGGCCGACGGCCCCGACCGCGTAGCCGAGGTAGGCGTACCCGCCAGTCGACGGGTCGTAGACAATCGGGCCGACCGACGGCAGATCCATCAGGTAGATCCTGACCAGCTCCAGCGCCTCGGTGGCGGCGGCGGTCTCGGTCAGCGCCAGGGTGACCACGCGCTCCAGTTCCAGCGCCTCGGTGGTGGTCGCGGTCTCGGTCAGCGCCAGGGTGCCGATGCGCGCCAGGGCCAGGGCCTCGCTAGATCCCGCCTGGCTGGTCGCCAGAGCCATTTCCATCACCTTGACGAGGCCGAGGGCCTGGTAACCCGGCGCTGTCCGGCTGAGGGCCAGCATGGCGATCTTCTGGAGCGTGGCCGACTCGACGGCCTCGGCGGTCTCGGTGAGCGCCACCATGGCGATCTTCCGCAGCGTCATCGACTCGCTGGACGCGGCCAGGTTGGTCAGCGCCCAGACCTTGATCGCGCGGAGCGCCATGGCCTGGCTCGGGCTGGCGGTCTCGCGCACGTCGATGGTCAGCACCGACCACCAGCCGACCTCCACCGCCGGGTCAGTCGGGACAGGGGTCTCATCCGTCCAGCCGGGCGCGCCCACCGTGATCGGGGCGGGCGGCGTGTCGAACCACCCGGCCATCAGCTGTTGTTCTGCCGCGCGACGACCCAGGCCCCGCCACGCGCACCCGCGCCACCGGCCCAGGCCACCGTGTAGAAGCCACCAGCGCCGCCCGCACCCGAGCCGCCCGGCGCGCTGCCCGGCTGGCCGTTCTGCGCCGACGAGCTGACGCCGCCCTGACCGCCCGCGTAGGTGATCCCCCGGTACGTCTTGTTGCCGGGGCTGTAGCCCTGGGCGTCGTTGGTGTTGTAGCCGTTGCGGGCTGCGCCGCCGGGCGCGCTGAGCGCCGCCTTGCCGCCCGTGATGGCGCGCCGAGTGGTCGCGCCGCCGGACTGGCCGTTGGCCTCACGCCCGCCGCCCGCGCCGCCAGCGCCGATGTCCAGCACGATCTGAGTGGCGTTCACCGGGAAGTCGACGCCGCGCACCAGGGTCTCCGTGAACCACTGACCGGCCAGGCCCGAGTAGCCATGGAGGCTGGTGCCGCCGCTGCCGCCGTGGCCACCGCCCGCGCCACTGATGCCGATGACGTCGATGTAGTTGGCCCACGTCGGGATGTTGTAGACCTGGCCCGCGCCGGGCGTGGCGAACTCGGTGGTGCGCGGCGCGTAGAACGGCGGCGCGATGTCGCCCTCCACGATGCCGACGCCCACCCAGGGGATGTCCCCGGCGTAGGTGATCGAGCTGAGACTGATAGTCGCCGCTGCGCCCGAGCGCGTGCCCGCCGGTCGGCGCGGGATCATGGCCGTGTCGGCGGGCAGCCAGCTCGCGTAGTGCCCGGCGATCTCATGGGTGCCGGTGCCCTGGACGCGGATGGCGAACATGAGCACGTCACCGTGGACCACCGGAACGCGGTTGGCCGTGATCATGTTGTAGCGCATGACCTTCCAGCTGGTGCTGGCCTGCGGGAGGAGGTCGAAGCTGGTGTGCAGGAGGACGGCCTGGTTCGTGGTCTTGTTCACCTTGTAGACGTCCACGTACAGCGCGGTCAGGGAGCCGTTGTTGCGCCCGAACCACATCACCGAGCCGCGCGTGTCGTCCTGCTCGGCCATCCAGAACACCACCGGTACCGAGCTGGCCGTGGCCGGGACGACCGGCGGGTCAGCGCCCGCGCCGCCCGCGAACGGGATCTGGTACATGCTGACCACGGTCGGGTCCATGCCCGAGTCGAACCCGTTGGCGTCGCGGATGCCGAGAATGGCGTTGTTCCACTCACCGATCTGCGCCGCCTGGTCGGCGGTCTCAGCGATGTTCGACGCCGCGTTCGCCGCGTCCGCGATGCTCTTGCCACCGACGCCGATCTGCCGCGCGAACCCGCCCCACAGTTGGTTCCACGTCTCCGCGATGGTCTCGAAGATGTTCGGCATACCGCCGAGCCCGAGCACGTTCAGCGGGTTGATGGCCTGGAGCGCGTCGAACATCTCGGCCAGGGTCTTGGGCGCGTCCAGCACCGACCGGGTGATGCCGGTCCAGACGCTGTTGATCATGTCCTGGAGCTTCTGCGCCGCCGTCGTCAGCGCGCCGACCAGGCCCGAGACGAACGACTGCGGGAACGCGCCGACCTTCCGCACGCTGGCGTCATCGAACTTGACCACGCCAGCGGTGGCCCCGGCGGTCACGATCAGCTCGATGACCACGTAGGCGGCGGTGGCGGGCGGCGTCCACTCGGCCACGGCCAGGCGCGTGTTCCACCCGGCCACGGTGCCCGCGCCGCTGGTGCTGGCGAGCACGGTCGGCTCGGTGCCGATGCGCTGGTCGTCGGCGGTGTAGCTGCTCACGGCCAGCTGAATCGACCCGGCAGTAGCCGTCAGGCTCAGCCAGCGCGTGAACACCTCGATGGCCAGCTTGTCGCCCTCGGGGCCGGTCTCCACCTCGATGGGGTTGGAGTGGATGATGTGCGTGTTGCCGTCGGCCACGGTGTACGCCGCGCCGGGACGGCTCTTGCCGTCCTCCTCGTCGTAGTCCCAGTCAGGGAACCCGGCCAGGCTGGCCTCGTCATCGAACGACCCGTCCGTGAGCAGGTTGGGGTTGACGTCGCGGATGTGGCTCAGCGGAATGATCGGCAGCCGGGCCGAGCTGATCAGCCCGCCCAGCTCCACGCGGAAGAAGTTGGCCAGGCTGGCCAGCGCGTCCACCGGGTTGCTCAGGATGCCGGTGAGCTTGTGGTAGAGGTCGGTGAACGCCGACACGATCATGCCGGGGACGTCGGGCAGCGTCGGGATGTCCGGCAGGCCGTCGATGGCGGCGCTCAGCTGAGCGTTCGTCACGTAGCCGGTCAGGTCCACCTCGACGGGCGTTGCCGCCGCGCCCAGGGACTCCTCGGTCGCGCCGGTCTCGTCAATCAGGACCGTATGGCCGGGCCGGGTGGCCCGCAGGTTGCCGCTGATGGGGTCGGTGCTGATCACCCAGGGGCCGACGCGCAGCGTGTTCGTCGTCTCCAGCTTGCGGAGACGGAGGTGCATGTCGCGGATCAGCTCATCGTCGTTGGCTGGCGCGACACCGGGAAGGGCAGCGGTCACCGGGCGCTCGCCCCGCTGCCCAGGGTCACGGTCGGCCCGGCCTTCGTGTCGGTCAGCTCCAGCTCGGGTTCCACGCTCTCCATTGTGACCCGTACCGACGCCGCGCCCTGACGCCGCTCCACGTCGACCGCCTTGAGTTCAAAGAGCTGGCGAATGCCGCGCGCCTCGATCACGAACCGGGCGCTGGGCATCAGATCCTCGATGCTGACCGGCGCGGTGGCCTTGAGCACGGTGTTCGGCGGCAGCTCCAGCCGGACGCGCGGCCTCCCGGTCTCGCGCACGTAGTCCTGAGCCGCGCCCTTGACGTTGCTCACGCCGAACATCGAGTCCAGGTTGACGATGGTCTGGAGGTTCTGGCCGTAGTAGTCGGTGCGGGCTCGGGCCAGGTTGTCGGCCCCGCGCACCAGCACGTCGTTGTAGGTGGCCGAGCCGTCCTTCACGAACGTGATGCCGTCACCCTCGAAGTCGTCCTCGCTGAGCGTGGCCACCGGCTCACGGCTCACCGGCCCGAGGATCGGCGTGCCGCTGACCACCGCGTACCGCAGGCCGAGGTCGGTCAGCTCGGTGAACGTCCGGTCCAGCATCTGCTCGTCCGCGACCGTCTGGAAGTCGTAGGTCTTGCCCTCGGGGTCAGGCCGCACGATGGGCCGAGCGTTGATGCCCTGGGCCTCGACCATGCGAGTCCACAGCTCCCCGGCGATCCTGGCCGGGGGCGCGGCGTCCCACCGCCGAGTGATCGGCGCGCGGGTCCGGCTGAGGTAGGCGGCGTGGTCCTTGGCGCTGACCGTGAGCCCGCCCCGGTTGTCCTTGGCGGTCATCACCGGGCCGGTCCAGAGCAGCTGGCCGTTGTCGCCGTCGTACACCGAGGCCCAGTCGCGCCACGTCTCGATCTCGGCCAGCCGGTCGATGTCGAAGTCCGGCGGCGCGGTCAGGTCGAACCGGCTCGCGTCACGCCCGACCCGGCCCCACGTGATCGACGTGTACTCGTCGGGGTCGAACTGGAGCAGCTGGACGCCCCGCGCGGTGTGGATGCTGACCACCTGGTCCTCGGTGACCACACGGTGCTGATCGTCACCGCGCGCCATCACGCCTCCCGGTCAGTCAGCGACAGGGTGACGTCGAAGCTCGCGGCGGTCGGCGCGATGACCACGAACTCCCAGCAGTCCGAGCGGTCGATGACCGGCGGACGCCACGGCGCGCCCTTGGGCGTGGCCACCATGCCGTAGGGGCGGCGCTTCCGACCGCCGAGATACACGTGGTAGCCCTTGGTGATCCCGTCCAGGATCAGCTCGGCGTCCGGCGGGAGGCTGGTCACCTGGAGCGGCCACTGGTCGGTATCGCAGTCGTCGCGGGCGTTGCAGCGCCGCCAGAACGCCTGGAGGGTCAGGTTGTCGGCCCCGGTGTTGCGGACGCGCGTGGTCACCGAGGTCTCGGCGGTGCGGAATGGCCGGTCGAACGTCGGCACCTCGTAGACGTAGGTGTCGATGCCGCTCACGGGCATACAGCCGCCGCACGTCGGCGGCGGGGTCTCCACCGCGTCGATCCGCTCGATGGCGCAGTCCTCGGCGAACAGGGCGGGCATCGGCGCGCAGCTGTAGGTCTCGCGGCAGTCGGCGGCGTGGACCCAGCTGATCGGCGTCACGTCGATCTCGTCCCACTCCACCGGCAGCGTGACCGGCGGGCCGTAGGCGTAGGGCCGGGTGGCCGTCAGCTCCCACTGGACGCGGTACATGGTGGCCTGCTGGTGCTCGCCACGGCTGGCGTTCACCGCCTGGGTCACCTCGGGCGGCTGGGTCAGCACCACGCCGTGCAGCTCGCGGATCAGGGTCTCAGGGTCAGCCGCCGATTCGCCGGGGTGCGCGGCCATGTACCGGAGCGTCGAATCGGGCCGGTTGATCGTGGCGCGCAGCTGCGTCTTGAGCCACTGGAGCCCATGGGTCAGGCCCGCGTTCGTGCAGGCCACCAGCAGCGCGTCGAACTGGACGCGGCGGCTGCCATCACGGTGAGGCCCCGGCGCGCCGCCGCTCCCGGCCATCTCGGTGACCTCACGGCCACCAGGCGCGCCGTCCAGGCCCTTCACGTCCATCACCCAGATCCCGCCGAACTCGGCTGACTCGGGCACCTGGAGCGAGTACCACGGGGCCAGCTCGGGGCGGTAGATCGTGTCGCCCAGCATGGTCTGGAGGCCCGGCCAGCTGTCGTCGTAGGTGATCTGGCCCCGGCACCCGAAGCACATGTTCTCGGGGCTCCAGCAGTCACCCACCAGGGCCAGCAACGGGCTGTAGAGCCGGGAGCCGTCGGGCGGCGTGGCCAGCAGTCGGCCCGGCGCGATCAGCTCCTGACTCGGGGCCAGCTCGGCCAGCAGCCGCCCCGGCGCGATGGGCGTCAGCGCGCAGTCCACCGCCTGGCCGAGCAGGCCCAGGTCGTTGGTCGGCGGGTCCATGCCGAGGTGGGTCGCCACCCGGCTGGAGTTCGCGATCTCGACACCGTTCAGGGCGAAGTAGCCTCGGAACGCCACGTTCGCCTCCTACGACATCAAGCGGACCAGCCGGTCGCTGACCTGCTCGGCGGTCTCGCGGCCACCACCGATCACAGTAATGGGTGCGGACACGTGGTTGGTCCGACCGCCGCCGAACCCGCCGTTCTCCAGGGCCTTCACGAACCGGGTGAACAGGTCGGTCTCCACCGGCTTGAGCACCAGCTCGTCGGCGTCCACGTCCTTGAGCATGAGGCCCTTGCCGGTGGCCATGCCGCCCTGGTCGAACGGGAGGCCGGGGATGAGGGTCGACGCCCCACCGAACAGCCCGCCGAACAGGCCAGCGAACGCGCCGAACAGCCCGCCGACCAGCGTCGTGAGGAACCCGCCCGCCGGGTCGAACAGGCCCGCCAGCAGACCACCGCCGAAGATGTTGCTCACCAGGTCGGGCGCGGCTGATTGCAGGCCCTCGGCCACCACGTTGATCAGCTGCTCGGACATGGCCAGGGCGAAGTCCGTGCCGACCTCGGCGGCGATCTCCACGCCCGCCTGGCCCGCCGAGCTGATCAGGCTGGAGACAATGCCGCCAGCGCCGGGGGCCTGAGTGTTCACCGCCGCGCCCGCCGCGCTCGCGCCCGCCTGGATGGCCGCGTTCGCGACCGCCTTGGTGATCGGGACGATGACCTTCTCGATGATGTACTTGATGATGGCCTGGATGACGATCTTGAGGATGCGGATGCGCTCCTCGGCGGCGGTCTCGGTGCTGGACTGCGTGCGCTCGATGAGACCCGAGGTGTCGTTCAGCAGTCGGCCCTGAGCGTCGAACGCCTTGAACGCGTCCCCACGGAACCCACGGAACTCGTCGGTCATCTCGTTGAGGGTGTCGCGGCTCTCGATCTCCACGCCGATCACCTGGAGCAGGGTGCGGATGATCAGGTTGACGATGGCCCCGAGGATCGGCACCTCGGAGACCCCGAAGAACTCAGCGCCCACCGCGTCGTTGCCGATCACGCCGCCGCCCGTGGCGTACCGGCGCATCCCCTTGGACGCAATGTTGTCGATCTGGGCGAACCCGCCCATGCGGGCCACCTGGGCCGTGTTCAGCACGTACTCACCCGGCATGAGCATGGCCGGTACCGAGTCCTTGCCCGCCTGACCACCGCTGACCGGGCCACCGCCCGCGAAGCCCTGAGCCACCACGCCAGCGAGCCCGTTGCCGACGTTCCCCGCGCCGCTGGTGTCAATCGGTAGCTGACTCACCGCGCCGCTCACAGCGTCGGCAATGGGCGGCGCGGCGGCGTTACCGAGCGCCGAGCCGATGGCCGTGGACACCGAGTCCTTGAGCCCTTCCAGCGCCGACTGCATACCCGCCTTGATGACCGGCTCCAGCGCCGACTCGGCCAGGCGCTGGTTCGTCTGCTCGATGACGTCTACCAGCTGCTCGCGCATGGCCGTCAGCTGGGCCTGGAGGCTGGAGAACGTGCGGTCCATGAGACCGGCGGTGTCGGAGAACAGCCGCCCCGAGGCGTCGTACTTCTCGTCGTTGCGCTCGACGTCCGCGCCGACGCCGCCCGCCCGAGAGAAGTCCTGGACGTTGAACCCCATGGCCTCGGCCAGCGCCAGCGGGTTGCGCTCGTCCAGCAGCTGGTCCAGGCCCGCCGCCGGGGCGCGCTTCCGCCACGCCTCCTGCCCGAGCCCGCCGACCGCGCCCACGATGTCACCGGCCACGTCCCCGGCAGCGCCGCCCGCAGCGCCGAGGCCAGCGCCAAGAATCTGGTCCATGCCCGGCGGCAGCCCACCGTTGGGACCAGCCACGATGTAGACCGGGACCGGCCCGCCGCCCGTGTACCCGAGCGCGTTCGCGCCGCCCGCTGCGCCGGTCATGCCGCTCAGCCCGTAGCCGGGCGGGAGCGCGCCGACGGGCAGCGACATGATGTTCGGCATACCTGCCGCGCCCTGAGCGTTGCCGCCGTAGGTAGCGCCCTGGCCGGTCTGACCGCCGCTCTCGAAGTTCACGCCGTTGGGCAGCGTGGAGCGCATGTGAGTGTCGCTCCAGCCGATCTGGAGCGCGCCGGGGATAGCGCCCTCGACCGCGCCCAGCGACTTGAGCACGGAGCCCGCGTCGGCGGTGGAGAACAGCCGCGCCCCGGTGGCCTGGCCCTTGGTGATCAGCTCCACCAGGTCCGAGACCGCGCCCGAGCAGTCGGACAGGCCAGCGGCCAGGTCGGACCCGCCCCATTCGTACTTGCCGCCGCTGGAGCGCATGGCCAGGTCGATGACCGCCTGAGCGCCGGTCCCCGAGGTCGGCAGCGCCGTCGCGACCGAGGTCGGGGTGCCGGTGACCGCGTTCGGATCCAGCCCCTGCTGCTTCATCAGCTGCTCGCGGTAGCGAGTCAGGCTCTTGATCAGCGGGGTGTTCGTCTCGTCCAGCACGCCGCCGTAGCCGCCCTGGCCGAGCACCTGGTCTACCAGGCCCGCGATCTGGTCGTCCTCCAGACCGCCCTTCTTCTTGTTCCGCGCCGAGGTCAGCGCGGTGATGATCGGGTCGTTCGCGTTCAGCCCGAGCCCGGCCACGTCGGCCAGGTCGCCGGACTTGGCGAACGCCGCCAGCGCCGCCGCCTGGGCGGCGTAGTTGACCGGCAGGCCCGCGCCGGTCACGCCCGGCAGCTGAGCCACGCCCGGCGGCACGTAGGTCGACGGGTCAGCGCCGATCCACTTCTCAGGGTCGGCCCCGAGCGCCTGGAGCGCCGCCGCCGCCATCTCGTAGCCGGGGTCGCCGCGCTTCTTGAGGGGCGTGCCGAACGGCCCCATGGTGGTGCCGGTGTCGGTCGCCGCCTGGGCAGCGGTGGCCGTGTTCGCCGCCGTCGCCGCCAGCGGGTTGCTGGCCACGCCGCCCTTGCCGCCGAGGAGGTCGCGGATCTGGATGAGCACGCTCAGCTCGGTGTCCGGCCCGATGACCGGCGGCGGGCCGGGCAGCGCGCCCGTACCCAGGTGGGGCTCCACGCCGCCGTCGGCGTAGTACCGCTTGCTCAGGCCCGAGCGGAACCGGCTGTTGATGGCGTACACCGCCGCCGCGCCGCCGATGCCGCGCACGGCCTCGGGGATCAGCACGCCCTCACCAGGGGCCAGCACCGCGTTCACGACGTCGTGGCCGGGCGCGTAGCCGGGGACGACCATGCCGTCAGCGCCGCCAGGGCGCGGCGGCAGGGCGAACGGGTCACGCGGTGCGCCGCTCGGCGTCTGGAACCGAGGCGGCGCGCCAGCCGGTGGCGCGGGCACCGCCGGGAGCGGGAGCGTGCCGGTGTTGCGGAACAGGTCACCGTAGACCTGACCGAGGGTGCCGAGCTTGTTCAGCGTGTCCTGGTACTGGGCCTGGTTCACGCTGACGCTGATGGTCTTGTCGTTGTTGTTCTTGACCTCGATGCCGATGGCGCGGAGCTGGTCGAGCACGGCCTGACTCAGCGGCGCGGCGACCTGGATCTGCTTCTGATTGTTGGTCGAGACCTCGACGCCGATGTTCCGCAGGATGTCGAACACCGCCTGCCCGCCGGGCATGTCGATGTTGATCGGGACGTCGCGCGGGATGGCCGCGAACGCATTCTGGACGTTGACCGCCGCCTGCTCCAGGCCGACGCCCATGGACGTGCTGAGCGTCTGGAGCAGCGGCGCGGCGATCTGCGCGTTGTTGGCCATGCCCAGCGTGTTGTCGCGGATGCTGGCCAGCTGAGCCGCCGCGATCTGGCCCGCCGGGCCGAGGGCCTGGAGGCGTCCCACCAGCGCGTCGAACTGCGGCTGCGCGCCGGTCACAATGGTGGACATCTGCTCGGTGGTCTGGCCGACCTTGGTCAGCGCGTCAGCGATGCCCTTGAGGGTGCTGTCGTCATACGAGCCCGCCAGGCGGTCGGGAATGGCGTTGATCTGCTCACCGACGGCGGCGATGGTCGTGCTGTCGATGGCCCCGCCCGAGGCGTTCAGCGCGTCGTTCGCGGTCTTGATGGCCTGGCTGTTCTGGGCCATGGCGTTGCGCGAGCGGTCCAGGGTCTCGGCCAGCTGAGCCTGCGCGTTCGCCGCCGCCTCGGCAGCCGCCTTGTTATCCGCGAGCAGGTAGTTGATCCCGGCCAGCGCGGTGCCGACGCCGGTACCGATGGCCGCGCCGATGCCGGTGCCCAGGCCGGGGATGACCGAGCCGATGGCCGCGCCGGTCAGCGCGCCGCCGCCCACGGTGCTGAGCGCGCCCATGAGCTGGCTCGCCACGTCCCCCTGATCGGACGTCAGCGACGTGATCGAGCCCGCCGCCAGGAGACCGAGCCCGGCGGTACCCCGGCCCGAGCCGAGCGCCCCGCCGACGGCCCCGAGACCGCGCCCGGCCCGCTGAGCCTTGGCGGGCAGCGCGTCCAGCACGCCGCTCATCCGCTGGAGGCCCGAGGTCAGCGTGGTGATCAGGGTGATGGACTTCCACGCCAGGAACCCCACCAGCACGGCCTGCGTCAGGCCGGGGATGGCGGTCAGCGCCTCGGTGATGCCACGGAGCACCGGCAGCAGCACGGACGTCCAGGTCTTGCTGGCGTTGTAGACGTCACCCAGCAGCTCCCACAGATTCTGGAGGATCGGCAGCCACTGAGCGGCCTGCTCGCGCCCCTCGCGGAAGAACTTGGCGATGGACGCCTGGCCCGAGGCCGAGCCGGTGATGTCGCGCAGCTTGCCGGTGACCGACTCCAGCCAGGTGAGGAACCCGCCCTGGTCAGCGCCCGCCGCCTGGGTCAGGTTCGTGACCACCTTGACGATGCTCAGCACGGACTCCCCGAGCTGGCGGAACCCGGTGATGCCCTGGTTGATCCACTTGTCCAGCCGACCGTCGCCGTCCACCTTGGTGATCCAGGCGTCGAACCGGCTCGCGACACCGGCCAGCCCGTCACCGAGACGCGGCAGCACGTCGGACCCGGCGGCGGCGACCGTGCCGAGCGCGTGGACCAGCGGCTCGATGGCGGCGTTCGCTCGGGTCTGGCCCTCGGCGGTGTTGCCGAAGATCCGATCCATGAGGTTGAGGTTGCTGTCGCGCCCGGCGGCGGTCGTGATGGTCTTGAGCGTGGAGTTCCACGCGGTGGCCACCTTGCCCATGCCGCCCTCGACGCGCGGCAGCGCCTTGTCCGCCAGGCCCTGGAGCGACTGGTCGAACCCGTCCAGGGTCTTCCCGGCGATGTTCTTGCGGAAGTCGAGCAGCGGGCCTCGGTTGAGCTTGGCCAGGGTCTCAGCCACGGCGACGGTCGCCGGGTGGAGATCCTGCATGACCTCCTTGGCCTTCTCCAGATCCTTGGGGTCGCCGGTCTTCATCGCCTCGGACAGCGCCTCGGTCGCTTCGCCCAGGCCCTTGAACCCGAGCACGGCGGTGCCGACCGACGCCGCCGCGCCCGCGAAGATGCCGGGCAGCGCGAGGCCAGCCTGGGCCAGCTGCTGGACGCCGCCGACCACCTGGATGAGCGCCGCCGACGCGGCAGGGAGAGACCCGATACCCAGCGCGATGGCGTTGACGCCCACCGGGCTGGTGATGAACCGACCGCCGCCGCCCTGGCCGGTGAACAGGTCACCGGTGGCCGTGCGCCGAGGCGGGGGCGCACCGCTGGACGCGCCGCCGGTAGCCGGGGCAGCGCCGACCGGCACCGCCGCGTTCGCCGCTCGGGCGGCGGTGTTCTTGATGATGGCGGCGGTCTGCCGCTCGTAGGCTCGGGTGACCGCGTTCAGCTGGCGCGTCGTCACCGCGCCCGCCGCCTGAGTCTTGGCGGCGGTCTTGGTCTGCTCGTTGCCGATGTGCTCGACGGCCTCGGCTACGGCCTTGGCCCCGGCGGTCTGCGCCGAGCTGGCCTTCTCGCTGGCGCGGGCGGTCTGGTCGTACTCGCGCTGGACCTTGTTCAGCTCGGCCTGGACCTTGGCCAGGGCGGGGGCGATGGCCCGTCGGACGGCCTCACCGAGGCGGGAGGCCAGGTCGTCGGCGTCGATCTCGACGCCAAGACTGATCTTCCCTACATCGGTCACCTGGTCAGGCTATCCGATGGATGACCGCTACTCGGACTTGTCGGCCTCGACACTGGCCGTCACGATGGCGTTGAACAGCTCGCCCACGGTCTCGACGTCGTAGGCGTCGTCGTCGGGGTCCATCAGGCGGGAGAACACGCGCCCGTAGCTCTCGGGGCTCAGGTGGCGCGCGATGAACAGGCCGGTGAGGTCGTTCTTCACGCCGAGGCTGACGTACTTGGAGCTGGCCAGCGAGAACGCCGCCAGGGCCTGCTTCTGCGGCAGCCGGACGCCGAGCAGGTCACCCTCGAACTCCAGAAAGTCATACGGCCAGGTCTCGCCCGACTCCTTGACGTCCCACTTCTCGATCAGCGCCACGGCGGTCCCCTCGGGGGCCGGTGCCGCCTCGGCCTCAGCCGCCGCCAGCTCGGCGCGCAGCTCAGCCAGCCGGGCCTGCTTGGCCTCGGCGTCCTCGGGGTCGGGCGCGACTCGGGCCACCGCGCCCTCGGAGCGCGGCTCATCCTCGCGGAACGGGCGGGCCGGGTACTCGTCGTTGGCCTCGGCCACCTGGTCCTCCACGGGCACCGGCACGGCCTCGCCGGGCTCGTTGTCACCGTAGGGGTCGGGGTCGCGCTCGGTGAGGTCGGCGGGCGGAACCAGCTGGTCCGCGTCGTCGGTGATCATCTTGCCGCCAGCGCCAAACGTAGCCATGTGTCTCCTGAGTCCCGAAGCCGAGTTCACGGTGGGCCGGGTCCGGCAGAACCCGGTGACCACCTCACGACCGAGGGTAGCACCGAGTTATCCGACTCAGTGGACGCGCGGGTCGCCCGCGACGACCCGGCGCGCGGCGTTCCTCAGGAACGGGCGGGCTCGGGTGCCGGGGTGCCAGACGCTCTTGCGGAAGATCACGCGCCCGTGCCAGACGAACCGAAGCGCGTCCGCCGACCGGGCGGCGATCCGGTGAGGTCGGCTGCCCTCATGCACCGCCGCCGCATAGTCGGCGGTGGCCTCGACGCCGCCGCTCACGTGGAACGGGGTGTAGACCTGCGGCATTTCACCGATGGTGCGCCCGAGGTTGCCGGTGCGAACCGGGACGTCGGCGCGGGCCTGATTGGCGATGCGCCGAGTCAACGACCGGTGGAACGCCCTGAGGTCACGGCCCGACTCGCGCTCCAGCGCCGCCTCGTCAATCTCGACGCGGGCGTGGATGCGCGCGGTCATCAGGCGTCGGCGGTCTCGGACGGGTTGACCGTCCGCTCCCAGAGCGCGACCAGCTCATTGCGACCGGAGCCGTCGCCCTCGGTGGGGAAGTCGACGCCCTGGCTGGTCAGGAACGCCTGCCAGTCCTTGGTGCTGGCGTTCGGGCTCGGGGCCTCGGGCAGCGGAGGGGCCTCCAGCTGGCCGGTCTCGGCGTCGACCACGTTGACGTAGCCCTGCTCGATCAGGAACTTCACGGTCGGATCGTCGTCGCGGACGTCCATCCGGTCACCGCGCGCCAGGAACGCGCTCGGGAGAATGCTGCCCTCGACGGTGATCTTGGCCATGGTGTCGCTCCTCAGTAGCTCGCGTAGATCACGCCCGACCAGGCGATGATCCCTCCCTCAGGACCATACGGGACCAGGGTGTCCGTTCCGACCTTGTGATCCTCGCTGACCAGGGTCTTCGCCGCCCGGCACAGCGCGTTCTCCAGCCGCCAGGCGGTGTCCATGCTGACCTCGGCCTCGCGGGCCAGATCCTCAAACTTGGGCGCGCGGTCGGGCCGGTCACTGATCACCGCGCACCACGCCACGCCGACCTCGACCGGCATCACCCTCGGCAGCGAGCACGGGTTCTGGTCCAGGGCCTCGCGGGGGAACGTGGCCGACCGGTACCGGCGCATGGCCCGCACCCAGACGAACGGCTCCTTGCAGCCCGACTTGCCGCCCTTGGCGTGACTGTCCCAGGCGGCGAGCGGCGCGCCGTCACCGGCCAGGAACCGGACGTTCTCGGTCGCGCCGACCAGCGGGCCACACTGATCACGCGGGCCGAACTCCACGCCCATGGCGTCGGACACCGCTGCGATGATCTCCATGGCCGGGTCAGTCCGGCATACGGGCTCGGTCATCGCACGCTCGGCGCGGCCATCAGCGCGTTCGGGTTGACCGAGGCCAGCCACAGATCGACCTCGGGGAGGCCGGTCTTGCCGGACTTGTAGATCACCGCCGGGTCGTAGGCCCGGTACGTCACGCCCTGGCGGCTGGCGGTGGTCACGGTGCGCGGCAGACGGCACTCGCCGTCGTCATGGATGGCGGTCTCGATCTCCTTGGCCAGGAGGCCGGTCAGCGCGCCGACGCCGCCCGGCACCGGCTGGCCCCGGTGGTAGGTCACGGCCCAGGTGTTCGACTCACCGAGGGGCTTCCCCAGATCCTGGGTCGGCCAGTTGCCGCCGACGCGGTAGAGCGCGTTGCCCTCCAGCCGGTACCCCGCCTCGGGGATGTCCACGCCCGCGATCACCACGCTCTCGATCTCGGCCACCGGGCCGGGCAGGTGGATCACCCGTGGCCCGCTGACCGAGCAGCGTGGGCCACAGCCACACGGCACGCCGACCCAGCCGTAGCCCTCCCAGCTCACCAGGTAGGAGGTCACCTCGGTGTCCCCGAGGCGGTGGCGGACGCCGTTGGGGCACGGGCGCACGGTCACGGTCTCGTAGCCGAACTGCCGACCGCTCAGGTAGTGGATGATCGCGGTGGCCATGGTCTCGGCCCCGTTGCGCTCCAGCGCCGCCTTGATCCACTCGGGCGTCACCGGGTCGGGGCGGTCGGGCAGCGGGTCCGTCACGCGGTCGATGGGCCAGTGGATGCTCACCAGGTCAGGGTAGCCCGAGGCGGTGCGCGAGCGTAGGACTTGACTTACCCGAGTGAGTCGGGTAACTTAGTTCTTGTCAGCGCGGGACCGGCCCGCCAGACAGAGAGGCCCGACCATGATCACCACCGCCGTCGAGATTGACCGTGAGTTCCGCGTTGCCATCGCCCACACCGAGGCCAGCACCGCCGAGGTCCGCATGGCCCGCGCGCTGTTCGACGTCCACGCCCTCGACGCCCGCCCCGATACCGTGGCCGACGCGCTCAGCGCCGCCGCCCGCCTGGTCGACATGGGCCTGATGCCCAGCCAGGTTCGCCGCCTGTTCGGCAACGGTGGCCAGATGCACGACCTGGTAACCGAGGCGGTCGCCGCCGTCCGCTGACCCCGACAACCAGAACGGCCCCGGTCAATCTGACCGGGGCCGAACTGCTTCGCTGATGGGGCCAGACTACGCGGCCACCTGGGCGGGTGCCACGTCGATGGGCTCGGCACCAGCCGGGCCACCGTAGTAGTAGTTCTCGCCCGTGAAGATGGTGCTCGTCGCCAGCGCCACCGGCTCGGTGCCGGGGGTGACCTCGGGCGGCGCGATGGGCGTGCGGAACGCCGTCAGGTGCTCCTTCTTGGTGGTCGGATTGATCAGGCGGCGCGCGGTGCCGTCGGCAGCCGGGGCCACGTTGTACGGACCCTGGCCCCACGCGGGCATGGCGATGGTGCGCCCGGTCAGGGTGAACGTGGAGACCGTCGCGCCGATGCTGAGGTCACCGGGGATCCACTCGGTCGCGCCGAACAGGAAATACCCGTAGGACCGGCCCGAGCCCGGCGCGGCCAGGTACTCGTCCGTGGTCGGCGGCTCGTCGCAGTCGTCGTCCATGCGACCGGCGGTCCACAGCTCGATGGCGATGCCGTACTCGGTCTCGACGTCCTTCTGGTCGCGGAAGCCGATGGGCGCGGGCGTGGCACCCAGGTCCAGCAGCGTCTCCCAGCCGGTGAACATGGACACCAGGCCGGTGTTCACGTTGCACAGCTCGATGGCCGGGGTGTACCAGCGGCGCTGAGGCGGGGTGCGGTCGGTGAAGCACTCCTTGCCCTCGGCGTTGTCCTGGGTGAGGTCGACGGCCTCCTTCATCACCGCCGTCAGCGTGGCGCTGACGTAGCCCGAGGTGACGATGCGGTTGCGTGGACCGGCAATCGGTCGGCCACATGCGTCGATCTTCGTCGCGCGGAGTCGCGTGCCCTTGACGGGCTGGATGCCAGGCATTCTGGTCATTCCTCCTGGGTCAGGCACATGGTGCCGAGTCGGTCTCCGAAGCTGGTTCAGACATTAGGCCAGCACCGTGCAGGCGCTACTGGGAGCGGATGGTGTCGAGCCGATCCTGGTAGGGCTCCAGCTCCTCAGGTGTGGCTCCCTTGCGGCGGCAGAGGTTGAGCAGATCCTGAACCAGGTCGATGAGCAGGGCGCGGATGCCGCCGAGCTTGTCGCGGTCGGCGGTCACTCGGCTGGTGACCCCGGCGGCGTCCTCGAAGGCCCCGGCGACGAACGTCCGGTACGCCTGGTACGCCTCGGCGCTGCCCTTGGTCTTGGTGGACTTCCGAGTGTTGAGGAAATGCAGCAGCGCCGCCACGCCAGCCAGGAACCCAGCGCCTCCAATCATCTGGAGGATGAGCGCCGCCGTCATGGGCGGGTCAGCTGTCGAATCGCGCGGATGATGTCGCGGTCACGGAAGAACGACCAGCACCAGAACACGATGCCCATCCACGTCCAGAGCGCCGACGGGGCGCGCCCGTTGTAGGCGATGGTCGACACGATCTGGATGGCCATGCACGTCTGGAGAGCAATCAGGCCGATCAGCTCAAGGGTGAGTGACCGCTGTAGCTTCTCGGGGTCGATGTCGGGCGTCTCGCCGCCGACGGTCGCCGCCCACGCAGCCCAGGGCGATGGAGTGTCACCCTCGACCAGGTACAGGCCCCACAGGGCGCACACCGCGCCCACCAGCTGGAACCCGACGAACGTCCAGTCGAACCAGCCCGTCTCCGAGGTGGCCGAGACCGAGACCGGCGCGCCGTAGAACAGCTGGAGCAAGGCGCTGATCCCCGCCGCGATCAAGACCAGGCGGTACAGCGGCGTCGGGACGAACCGCGTGTGTGCCAGCCATCGGCCCACGCGCTTGGTAACGCTCGACATCAGCCACCCGATCCCTTCCAGCGGCGGAACGCCCGCCGACGCCCGACCCGACCGGCCCATGCCAGCCGGGCTCGGCCCATGAACAAGAGCGAGACCACGCCGTACACCAGGGCTGGCGGCAGCGCGCTCACGTTGTCGTTGCTGAACACCTCGACCAGGAACGTGACCATGAACATCGACAGCATCAGCGCCGTCAGCATGGTCAGGATCCCGACGCAGCGCCGACGATCCATCCGTGCGGAAACGATGGTCCCCACGCCCAAGATCACGAACACCGTCCCCCACGACTGAGGTGCCCAGGGGACGCCCATTGCCGTGCCGTACACGATGTTCCCCGCCCACAGCTTCTCGCCGTAGACCCATGTGAGACCTCCGTACATCAGCGGTAGGAGGCCGAGCAGGACCGTGGCGGTTCGCACGAAGTCCAGCAACCGAGTGTGCTCGGCTGCCAGTTTGTCGGCCAGGATCAGCCGCTCGGCCTGATTCATCAGTGATGACCCGTTATCACGCGTTCTCGATGGCCGTCAGCAGCTCGGCCTTGTTCGGGTACCCCGAGGGGTTCTCGATGCCCTTCCAGGTGGCGTAGGCCTCCAGCTGCGGGCGCAGCCAGTCGGCGTTCGGCTCACCCTCGGGCAGGCCGTCAGGACGCGGCTCGCCGTCGGCCTCGGTGACCGGCTCGGCCTGAGTGCCCTCGGTGACCGGCTCAGCGGGCGGCTGGCTGGCGTTCTCGGTGTTCTCGGGCTCACCGTCCGGCCCGATGACCGTGACGTCCTCAGGGCCAGCCAGGGGCGCATCGCGGGTGGCCTGGACGCTGGTGTAGTCCTCGGCCACGAACGACCCGCCGACGTCCGGCGTGGAGCCGGGGTCGGTGGCCAGCGCCGAGGGCTGATCGGCCAGGCTCAGGTTCGCCTCAGCGCCGGGGTGACCGAAGCTCATCGTCTGGACGGCCTGGAGCGTGCCACCGCGCATCTTGACGTGCTCGATGACCTCACGGTGCGTCGGGGCCTGACCCGAGCCGCCGTAGCTGGAGGCGTCACCCGTGTGGACCTGCACGCGGTCCAGCACCTGGCTGTTCGGCACCTGGCCGACGAACTTGTTCGCCGAGGTGTACTCAGCCACGGGCGTGTGCCAATTGGCCTTGTCCGCGCCCTCGTTGACGTTGGGGTCCGCCGCCACCAGCGCCGCCGCCGCCCCGGTGTCGTGACCGGCGCTGAACACCGCGCCGGGCGCGGTCGGGTCACCGTTCTCGTCCAGGTCCAGCAGGTTGGCCTGCTCGGCGAAGTTGACCAGGACGCGGTACTTCCGGCGCGGGCCGTCGCGGGTGATCGTCTCGATGGGCGCGCCCAGCTCGGCCAGCTCGGCCAGGGCCGGGCCTCGCAGAGCCTGGTTCACGAAGTCGATGGTCGCGTAGTCGCCGTCGATGGTGGCGATGATTCCAGCGGGCATGGTTCCTGTCTCCTACGGGGCGATCTGAGCGGCAGCGATAACGGCCTCGTACGCGATGCAAACGCTACGCTCTGCCACGGCAGCGTAGAGGTTGTGCCGCTCGTCCACGGCGGTGCGAACGTCGGGGGCGTCCCGCCAGCCGAACGGCTGAGACGTGGCGACGATGGTGTTGACCAGGCCGTCCACGTAGCCGCCGCCGACCACCCAGGTGTGCCCGAGCGGCGACGTCCAGCGGGTGCCGGTCTTGATGAACAGGCCGAACTCCTGGCTGGCCCACTGAGCGCCGACGTGGAACCAGACGGGCGTGTTCGCCTTGGCCGCTTCGCCTTCCAGGTACCCGACCGCCAGCTTGAGGCTGGCCACCGCCTCGGGCGTCCCGGCGTCCTCCAGCAGCCGATTGGCGAACTCGCGCTCGACGGCGGTCTGCTCCTCCAGGCGCAGCACCTGGGCGGCGCGCTCCTCGACCTCGTTGCGGCTCGGCAGCGTCAGGTCGCACTCGTCGTAGGCCCAGACGGTCATCCGGTCGAACGGCGGGAGCAGATCGGGCCGGTGGCCCTCCTTGCGCTCGGCCTGGTCGATGGGCGGGACGTTGCACCAGTCGGCCTCCCAGATGCCGAACGAGTCCTCGCCGCCGTAGTTCGGCCCCTCGACCTCGACGCCGTTGAAGAATCGGCCCTGGGCCTGCCAGTCGGTGGCCGCGTACAGACCCTGAGCCAGCGGCGTGACCGGCGGGGCCTTGAAGCGCCAGGCGTTCAGCACCGGGGCGGCGGGAGTGGTCATGTGGTCCTCCTGGAGATACGAGAGAGGGCGGGCAAGGTGGACGGCTTCGGGTTGCCCACTACTTGCCCGCCCTCAGTCTGACGTCGCGGCGCAGCTGCCTACGGGGTGACGTTGGTCGCGGCCACGCGCTGGCCGATGGCACCGCTCACGTTCAGCGGCACGCGGATCAGCGCCGACTCGCCGCAGCGCTTGCCGACCGCGATGGCGTCCTCGGTGAACATCCGCGTGAAGCGGTTCACCTGGAGCTGCTCCTTCGGGTACATCACGCCCAGCTCGATGACGTTGCTCATCGAGCGGAACCAGGTGCCCGCCGGGTACATCACGATGTCGACCGTCTCGGGCCAGACCAGCGTGTCCATGTGGCCGGGGAGGCCCACGGAACGGGTCTGCCAGTCACCGACGAACTGGAGCGCGATGTTCCGCGCCGTCAGCCACGCCAGGATCTGGGCGTCGGTCACCGCGAAGGTGTCCGTGCCCTCACGGAACGCCAGGTCGGCGCGCAGCACCTCGAAGAACCAGCTCGGGGCGATGCCCTCGATGGTCGCGGTGCGGCTCAGGCCACGCTTGAGGCGGATGTTCGTCGCCACCAGCGCGAGGCTGTTGAGGACCGAGGCGACCGAGCCCATGACCGAGGTCGGCGGGATCACCTTGGCCGGGCCGGAACCCGCCACGATGTTGAGGATGGACCGGCGCGACAGGGCGCGCAGGTGCTCCTGAGTGAGCGAGCGCATGAACCACTCGATCAGCTCGGGCCAGCCCTGCTCCTGGAGGATGCCCGCCTCGACGCACCACCCGACCGCGTTCAGCCGGATCTCATCGAAGTCCTCGGGGCACGGAACCTCGACGCAGTGCTTGACCGCCGTCGGCTGGCCGGTGTCGGGATCGACGGCCTCCAGCTCGGGCTCGGTGAAGAACCACTCGAAGTCCTCGAAGATGCCGGACAGGTCGGGCTCGCGGGGCCAGCGGACGCCGCCCCGGTTGATCGTGACCTCGGGCATCGAGAGCAGGTCGGTGGCGTCCGGCACGTCGCAGAAGTCGTACAGCTGCTCGGACGGGGCGCACCAGCCACCGGCAGCCGTGAGGCTATCGGCGGTGACGCGCTGGCCGTTGACCAGGCTCGTCGCGGCGTTGATGGCGGCGACCAGCGCGTGCGGGTCGTCAACCACCTGGACGTCGCGCTGGAGGGTGGAGACCACCTGGCGCGCGAACTCCTCACCGCCGAGCATCCGGTTGCTGCGGTTCGGGCGGACCCGAGCACGGCTACCGGGGCGGATGCTGTCGAGCGACTGGGCGATCTGGGCGAAGCCGACCCGACCCATGCCCTCCTGGAAGCCGGGAGCGCCGGGGTGGAGCTGCCAGCCGGGCTCGCCGCCCTCGTTGGCCGGGGGCGGGGTCGAGCCCGCCGCCGCCGGGGCGAAGTTGACCGGGCGGTTGCCGCCGGTCGTGCCCGCGCCAGCGGTGACCACCTCGCGCTGCTCAGCCGGGGTGCCCTCGGGCGCGGACGCCGCCGGGGGCTGAGTGCCGTCGGAACCGGCGGGCGGGGGCTCGGTGCCCTCGACCGGCGGCGTGGTCTCGTCGTTGATCTCCTGGCCCTGGGCGACCTGGCCGTTGACCTCGGCCAGCAGGCCGTCGATCTCGGCGTCGTCCACCGGCTGGCCCGCTGCCTCGGCCTCGACAGCGGCGCTGTGCGCGGTGTCGATGGCCCGGTAGTCGTTGACCAGCTCGCGGAGGCGGTCGCGGTCGGCACCCGTCAGGGTCTCGCCAGCGGCGCGCCGCGCCTGGATCAGGTTGATGTCGGCCTGCGCCGAGTCGAGCAGGGCCTGGAGGCCCGCCGCATCGGTGGGAAGCTCAGCCGGGGTCTGGTGCGCGAACTGTCCCACCTTGCGGTCCAGGATGTTCACGACGCGCTGCCGTGGAGCGAAGGGGACGTTCACTGCGAACTCCTTGTGAGTCTCGTCTGTCGTCATCGGTACGGGGCGAGCAACCTCGGTACACAACACGGAGCAGGTTTCTCTGATGGGAAAGCTAGCGGGCGACCGTGCAGACCTACGCCGGAACGGGCTCGGCGGTGGGCTTGACCAGCTTGCGGATGGTGCCGCCACCGGCCAGGGTCACCTGGCGCTGCGCCTCGGCGGCGATCATGTAACCCGGCTCGCCCGCCTCGGGGTCGGTCGGGTTGACGCCCTCGGGGAGGACGCCGCCGCCCGCCGACTTGGGCAGCTGGACGTACCAGCCCATGGAGTCCTTGTTCTTGCCGACGCCAGCGCCGCCGTTGCAACCACACATGTCAGTTCTCCGTCCCGGCCAGCTCGGCCAGCATCGCGTCGATCTCCTGCTCGGGGGTGAGCGCCGGGGCGGGCTCACCGACCAGCTGCGTGGCCTCGGCCAGCAGCGCGTCCAGCTCGGCCTGCTCGTCGCGGTCGCTCAGCGCCTTGGTCACCGCCGCCGCCACGATCTCACTGATGGCCGAGGCCGTCAGCGCGGTGCCCGAGGTGCCACGGGGGCCGGTCGGCTTGGGGGCCAGGCTGGCCACCAGCGCCACAGAACGCCCGTCGGCGTCCTCACGCCCACGCACAGCGAAGCCGGGCGTGTTGACGGCCAGGGCGGCGATCAGGTCCAGGCCCTGACCGAAGTCGCGCCAGTCGCCGGACAGCGGCGCGGCCAGGCCCATCTCGATCTGCTCGGCGGTGGCCCAGGGCGCAGCCACGCCCGAGACCTCGATGCCGATGGGGGTCTCGTAGGCGCGGACCAGCGCGAAGCACGTGCCGGTGTTGTCGTAGTGGCTCATCGCCGCCGCGCCGCCCAGGCGCTCGTCCGCGTGGCCGGTGCCGACCGTGAGCCGACCGACGGCCAGGCGCGTCCCGTCGTCCAGCCGCACGCTCGGGCTGGTGTGGAACTGCGAGTAGTTCGACGGGCTCTTGGGAGCCATCACGCACTGAGCCTGGAGCGACCGGTGGCAGCTGCCAAAGCAGGCCAGGTGGCCGAAGATCCGACCGGTCTCGGGGTCCATCTGGATCTCGGTCGGCTCGGTGAGGTACTGGTCAGGCGTGCGGACGAACTGAGCCGCCGGGTACACGCGGGGCCGGAACTGCTCGGCGGCGCTGGCCACCAGGCCCAGCTCGCGGTCCTCGGGCTCGGGGTTGAACTCCAGCATCGTCTCGCCGAACGCGGGCGTGGCCACCAGGGTGAACCCGATCAGCTCGCCCTTGGTCACGCACTGGATGACCTTGGCGTCCATCGGCAGATCCCACCATTCGTCCTCGGTGATCTCCTTGCCGTTCTCGTCCACCAGCATCCACTCGGTGGCCGCGAGGTCGATGCTCGGGCGGCTCACCTTGCGGGCGGCGTGGTCGAACGCCGTCGAGCTGTGCTCGTCATCGAGCATGTACCCCGAGGCCAGGATGCGGTCGCCCTCCAGGCGCGCGGCCTCGGTGACGCCGACCGTGTACGCGTCCATGTGGCCGTAGTTGGTCTGCTGGCACCACATGACCGGCAGCGGCGTCTGGCGCACGGTCAGGTCGATGTCTGGGCTCAGCATCCGACCGTCGCTGCTCTCGATGCCGACGAACGCCACCGGCTGATCCGTGAAGGTCACGTACTGGGTCATGCCGTACTCCTGCTCACTCGGGGCGGACCATCCGCCTGCGGCGGTCTGGGCGGTGCGCCCGATGCCATCTTCGTCCTCGCGCGCCCTGACGGTGCCCTGACGCTCTCGCCGCTCGATCTCGTCCTGCTGAGACCCGCGCCGGTTGACCTGCACGCTGTCCCGCCCGTCAAGGCGCTCGGTGTGCCGGTCCACCTCGTCGGGAATGGCCTCGTCGTGGGCCAGGATGCCGACGCGGCACCGGCAGTTCTTGATCTCCTCGGGCGGGCCACCGGGGTCAGCCGGGAAATCCAGCTGAGCGGTCCCGATCTGGAACTTACCGGTGAGGGGTGTGCGCTGGCCGTCGGCGGCGAAGTGCGTGTGCCGGGTCTTGCCGTCCAGGGTGGCGATCCACGTCTTGTCCAGCGTGGTGGCGTCCTCGGAGCGGTGAGCCGCCGTCACCACCGCCGCGTTCTGCACCGACGCCGCCTGGTAGCCCTGGAGCCGGGCCACGACGCGGGTCGCCTCGCTGCCGGGGCTCAGCACAGCCGCCGCCGCCCGGCGCTGCTCGGTGATGACCACCTCGACATCGGGAGTATCGACGTCGGCGGGCGGGGTCGCGTCCCTCACCGCCGCCGCCACCCGGTCGCGCATCAGGGTCGGGGTCGCCGCCACGCTCGGGCGCAGGCTGTCCACGTACTCGTCGCGCGCCGCCAGCAGGAACGGGTCGGCCTCGACCCGCGCCATGGCGTTTATCAATTCGTCCGTAGCTACTTCCGAAGTGGACGTAATTGCATTAACGACTTTCACAGAAATGGATGGAGTAATTACATCCCCATCAATTTCCGGAATATCAATTTCAAGTCCCTCCGACGCCTCGACCACCGACAATGCCCACAGACTTGACAGGCACGCTAGGATCAACTCAGATGACAGTTGATCCCAGACACTGGCGGTCTCAGTCACCGAGTCCGGTTCTGGCGGCAAACTAGCTGCGACCAAACTACTTACAACAAACGGCTCCGTCGCGACGACCCAGGTGTTCAGGGCCAGGGCGTAGACCTCGGTCAACGCCGCCTCGCACTCGATGGTTCGGCTCAGGGCCTCCCCGCGCTCGGGCCACATCAGCTCGCCTCCTGCTGGTCGATCATGGGCCGAGTCAGCTCGGTGGTGATCTTGGCGATGACCGCCGCGCGCAGGCCCTCGGTGTTGATCCCGAGGGATGCCACCACCTCGTCGGCCAGGGCGGCGTCGACCTCGCGGATGGCCTTGGGCAGCTCAGCCTGAGGCAGCGGTGGGAGGTACTTGTGCCAGTCGCGGGCGGGGACGCGCGCCAGCCGGGCCTTCTGCTCGTTCCCCCGCACGCGGCGCTTGTTCGTCACCTCCAGCACGCGGTTCGTCAGGAACCGCTCGGCCAGCACCAGGTCCGCCCGGCTGGAGGCGGTGACGCTGGCGGTGTCCTCGGTGTCGGGCTCGCCGCCCTCGGTGGAGCCGGTGTCGTCGTCCTCGTCCTCGTCGCCCTCACCCGGCGGCAGCTCGGCCACGGGCGGCGCGGGCCACTCAAAGTTCGCCAGGTCGGTGTTGCCCGCGCTCAGCAGCGCCTGGAACACCGGCTGGCTGATCAGCGTCGGATCCTTGGTCAGGGCCTCGGTGACCCAGAGCTGAATGCCGTCCATGGTGGTGAGGTCGTACCCGGCGTCGTCGGGGAGCCCGAGCGCCCGCAGGTAGACCTCGTTACGCAGCGCGCCCTGGTCCTTGGCCTTCTCGGCCTCGTCGGACAGGTCGGGGTCAGCGGTGAGCCCCGAGGCGTCGTACCAGAGCATGTACTTGTCGGGGTCGATGCCCTCGGCCAGGAACACCGCGCGCAGCACCGACTCGTTGATCGCGCCGCACAGGGTCTCGATCACCGGCTTGATGTGCGTCTGCACGTCCTCGTCGGCCATCTGCCAGGCCGACCAGTGATTGCTGTTCGACCCGACGCCCAGCAGCCGCTCGGGGCTGACGTTCAGACCCATGGCCAGACGCGCGATGGCGTCGTTGCGGGTCTTGATCTCCACCTCGGTGATCTCGTTGCCGAACTTGAGGTGGAGGATCTTCCCGAGGTGTTCGCCGGGCACGGTGGCCAGCAGCGGGATCAGCGCCGCCTGGCTGTTCTCGTCATCGACGGCCACGCTGGCGGTCTGGTAGAGCTGGTCGCGCAGCTCCTCGGCGGCGGGCACGCCCTGGACCGTCGGCATCTCGACGCCGGGGATGTCGGCCAGGCCCTCGGGGATCGGGGCCTGACTGGCCGGGAGGCTCATTTCGGCGGGCAGGAACACCACGCCGTTGCCGATCAGCCGGGACTGGCTGGCGTTCTTGATCTTCTTGGTGGTGCGGATGATCTCTCGGCACGGGTCCATCACCGCGCGAACCGGGCTGGTGGCCTCCTTGGCCCGCCGGGGCCGAGGGTTCCACACGCGGAACATCACGTCGAGACCCTGGATGAAGTCGTGCTTCCGCCCGTCGGGCAGCTCGATGGTGGTGCCGTTGCCGGTGGTCTTCCACTCGTCGCGCGTCAGCACGAACCACTCATGGAGCAGGTTGCCCTGGCCGTCGGTCTTGCCGGTCATCAGCAGGACGATCCAGTGCTCGCCCGGCACGCTCAGGCACTCGGCGCTGCGCTTCCGCAGCTGGGCCTGGCCGAGTGGCCCGCCCGCGATGTCCTTGATGATCTTGGCCACGCGCGCCTGCTCGGCGGGGAGCGCGCCGTCATCGGTCTGAGTCAGCCCGCCGGTCGGGAGGCCGGTGTCGGGGTCGATCTCCGAGGCGATGAACTGGACGCGCGAGCACGACGCGGTGAGCCAGCTCAGCCAGTAGGCCAGCTCGCCCACCTCGTCCACCATGTTCCAGGCTTCCACCTGCCAGTCGGCGCGGGGACCACCACCGAGGGAGGACCGCATCGACTTCTGAGGGTCGGTGACCACCTGGCTCGCAGCCGTCAGCGCCCGGCGCGGGGCTCGGCCCTTGGGGCGGCGAACGACGCGCATCGGGGAGGCAGCCATGGAGTCAGGTTATCCCGAGGCCGTGCTACTGGTCGCCGTCATCGTCTTCGACGTCGATCTCCTCGGTGTCGGCGAACCGGGCCATCACGCCGACGACATGGCTCACCGCCAGCGCGATCAGCGGGTACAGCCACCAGCTCAGGCCCGTGAGCCAGATCGGGTACCAGGTGGTGAGCCCGGCCATCCACATGCCCACGCACCAGGGGCAGCCGACGAAGTAGTTCACGGCGTGCCAGCGCAGCTGGCGGCGCTGGTGGCCCTCGGCAATCTCGGTCTGCCCGGCCAGCTTGGCCTCGCGGGTGGCGATCAGCGCCGACCGCTCACGCTGGGCCAGCCGGACGCGGATGGGGTCCAGGATGGTGTCGCCGTTGATCAGGCGCACCAGGCGCATGACGGCCAGCGCGTACAGGACGAGGACGAGAATCTGGTAGCCGAGGCTCATCCGGCCATCGTACAAGTCACCCGAGTGAGTCGGGTAACATCAGGGTATGAGAATCCTCGGGGTCGATACCAGCCTGACCGCCACCGGCCTCGCGCTGATCGACATCGCCACCTGGCCCCCGAGTAACCCGCCGAGGCAGCCCGGTGAGCCGGTCTCTTACAGCGCCCAGGTGGTCACGGTGGGCGCGCCGAAGCCCACCAAGGACAAGACCAAGCAGGCCATGGCACGGCGCGTCAGAACGCTCCTGAGCGACATCGAGGAGGTGTTCAAGGAGGACCGCCCCGAGCACGTCGGGATGGAGGCGCTGGCCTACGGGGCGCGCGGTGAGGGCGCATGGGTGCTGCCGTGGATCTTCGGTGAGGTGATCAGCCTGACCGTCGAGTACAGCGTGCCGCTGACCGTGGTGGCCACCAAGGCCCGCGCCAAGTTCGCCACCGGCAACGGCAACGCCGACAAGCAGACGGTCCTGCTGGCGGTGAACAAGCTGGAGCCCGAGGCCGAGGTGTCCAACGACAACGAGGCCGACGCGATGAGCGTCGGGGCGGTGGTGTGCCAGAAGCTCGGGCTGCCGATCTGGCCGGTGACCGCCTACCGCACCGACGTCGTGAGCAAGCTCGGGGACTAGGCCGAGCGACCAATCTTCCGCGTCATCCACGCGGGCGGGGCCTGGTTCTTCCGCGCCTTGGCCGGGCTGGCGATGGTCATCTTGGACCCGGCCAGCTCCAGCAGCTTGTCGTAGACGATCACGCCCGCCGCTACCCGGTCGGGCTGGTGCTGACCGGCCTGCCAGTCGGCGGCTTGCTCCTCGAATACCCGCAGGGCGAACTCCACCGTCCGGCACTGCTTGGTCTCGAATGCCTGGCTGAGCGCGCCCGACCGGGCCACCGCATCGGCCTTGCTCGGGCCACGCCACGGCACGATCTGGAACGGCGGCAGGTCGGGGATGGCGCGCTGCTCCACCGGGGTCAGCTGCTCGCCGCGCTTGAGCTTCGCCACCGCCTCCTCATGGAAGGCCCGGTACGCCTTGCGGACCACCTGGAGGTACGTCTTGGCCGAGGTGTAGCCCTCCACCGCGATCACCCGCGCGCCGATCTCCAGGGCCAGCGTGACGGCCACGGTGGACCACTGGTCCGAGGTGTACTGACCCGAGCGGTCGTGTGTCAGCGCCGCCCGCCCGTCCTGCATCAGCATCCCGCCGATGATCCCGGCCTCGTCGCCCTCGCCCGAGTCGGCGGGGTCGACGCCGACCACCGAGGCCACCGGCCAGAGCGGCACGCCCTCCAGCCGGGGCTCAAACCACGCGCGCTGGAAGATGCCGCCCGCCGGGTTGCGCGGGGAGCCCTGGTAGAGCGCGTACCAGGTACGTTCGCCGACCTGCTTGCGCGTCATGGCGAAGTTCCGCTTCGCCTCGGGCGTGTCTCGGGCGCTGACCATGGGCGTGCCGGGCTCGCGCCCGAGCGCGTCGTCAATCCCCTCCTCCGCGATGGCGGGGATGTTGATGTGCCGCCAGGTGCGTTCCGACTGGTCAAGCAGCCGCTCGCCCTCGATGATCTTCCCGGCCAGATCCTCGGGGTGCCAGCGGGTCTGGATCAGGATCACCGACGCCGAGGGGCTGAGGCGGGTCAGGGCCACGTTGCTGAACCAGTCGTCCACCTGGACGCGGTGCGCCGCCGAGTCGGCCTCCATCATGTTCTTGAACGGGTCGTCAATGATCATCAGGTCAGCCTGGAAGCCGGTGATGGCCGAGCCGATGCCCGCCGCCACCACGCCGCCCGCGCCGCCGTCGATGGACCAGTTGCTGACCTTGTTCGCGCCCTGGGCCAGGCTCAGCCCGAGCTTGTCCTTCACGGGCAGGCCGGTCAGCGAGTCGATCACGCCCGCGCCGTGCGTGCCGATGATCCGGCGCATTTCGCGGGAGTGCTTCTCGGCCAGGGCGGCGGCGTAGGTCGCCAGGATGATCGGGCGCGGGCGCAGCTGGAGCGCGCGGATCGGGGTCCACACCGCCGCCGTGGTGCTCTTGCCCTCCTGAGGCGGCATCGTGATCAGGACGTTCAGCTTCTTGGGTGAGCGCAGCACGCGCTCGATGGCCCAGCTGCACAGCTCGATGGCCGGGGTGATCACGAACCGGGGATCGCACGCCTTGGCGATCTCGGCGGGGTGCCGGTACTTGGTCTTGACCTCGGCGCGGACCTCGGCGGCGCGCAGCCGCGCCAGCATGGCCATCCGCTGAGCGTCGGGCCAGTCCTTCGTCTCCTCGAAGATGTCCGAGGCCCGAGCCGAGTCGAACGCGCCGCTCGCGTCCCATACGTCGGGCTCAGGCGTCGGCTCGGGGATCTCGACACGGTGGTTCGGATCCTGGAAATACTCGGGCTGGTCAGCCATCCGGCCAGGCTACAGCCGCAGCTCGGGGACGCCGGTCTTGAGCACCGACAGGATCGGGTCAGGGTGACCGCGCACCACGGACACCGCCTTGCCCTGGTAGGCCGGGCCGGTCAGCGCGTCGGCCAGGTTGCGGCTGGCGCTCAGTCGGCCCTTGACCCACGACGGGTTCTGGGTCTTGCCGATGGCCTTGGAGCGGACCTTGCGCCAGTCCTCGGCGTCGTTGTGGTCGAGCAGGACCAGCGTCACCTCGTAGCCGCCCTCCAGCGCGGCGTCGATGAACCGGCGGTTGGCCAGCCGAGCGCCCTCGGCCAGCAGCAGCGGGTACGGCTGGGAGCGGACCCAGGGCGCGGCCTTGTCGATGATGCTGGAGGGGAGCGCGTCGGTGCCCGAGAACAGCTCACGGCGCACGCCCAGCTCAGCGCCGACCACCTCGCCGGTCACGCGCTCGGTGAGCACGTCGTGCGCCACGGGGTACGCCTCGTTCGGCGCGATCTTGTGCCGGTCGAAGCCCGCCGTCAGCTTGGACATGAGGGTGCTCTTGCCCGAACCGGGCTGGCCAACGAGGTAGATCAGGCGAGCGGTCAT